CAAGAAAGTGAGTTACGCTCAAGCTTCATCTTTTCATTTTTAATTTTCACCGCCCTGAGTTCGGCATTGCCGCCGACGATGCTGCCGGTGATTTCTAGTTCACGTGACATGTCGTGCTCATCGGAGCTTCACCGTTACCGTGTATGTACCGTTGCCATGGTCAGACGCGCCGATATAGTACGGCTGAAACGATCGCCCTCCCCACACGACGAGTTTGGGCAGCGCCGCGCCGGGATAGACATTTAGTTGCTGTTGCAACACGCCGATGGGAGGAAATGCGCCGCTACTCTGTAAAGTACCCGCCATTAGATACAGCGCCATAGCGGCGTAAATAGTGCCGGCAATCCAGTATCTCATTTGTGCTCCTGATCGCGCTCGGCCAGCGCATGTTCGACAGCAATCTCCGCAGCGGGCGGGGCGGCAACCGCAGCAGCCGGTGGAGCAGCAACGGCGGCAGCGGCAGGCGCAGCGGCAGCAGCAGCCGCCGTAACCGCAGCAGGCGCGCCCGATCCAGTTCCGGTGGAAACCATTGCGCTGATCGTATCGTCCTTGGTTTTCGAGCTGGCAGATGAGCCGAAATAAAAGCCGACAATGTTGGTGAAGCCCACAGTCATCAGGCCGCCGACCAATATCTTGAACACATCACTGTCGGAACGTCCTAACAATGCTAACATGAACACCAATGACACAATTGATATGACGAGCACTATTGCAAGAAACGATGGCGTGTCGGGAAACTTGTTCATGCTAAAGCCTGCGGAACCAGAGTTTGTGATGCAGCAATAATCCGCTTCATCTCGCCCAGGAACATCTCTTGCGCCGCCAGCGTTTCGCCGGGGTGGAAGTCGGATCGCTCGCTGACATACAAATTGCAAGTGCTTCCCGGCGCCTTTTCCCACCTGTAGGCGCCCAATCCTGCCGTTTGCCACCACGTCGGATTGTAGACACAGTGAGCAAATTTGACATTGGAGCCGATCTTGACCTGTGCACCGTCGAGGCTCGGCTGGAAGCCCCACATTCCATCAATCCTCACTTGCGGGACATAGGCAGCAACCACAGAGCAGTTGCACGCCCCGAGCGATGCGCCAAAGATAAACTTGAGGGGTTCGGGTGGCAGCGCCAGAATTTCCGCAACAATCTGCGCCACGTCATAGTCGCGATATGGCGAGCTGTGAACATTGACACCGAGGTCTTTCACCCGCGCGGTGAACGCGGCCATACCGGGATCAGTGACCGGCCCCCACATCCCATACATTCCCCATCCGTGTACTTCTTTGGTCATTGTGATGCTCCAAGCAATTTCATGACATCTTCCACATTTTCAAGAACGGCACATGACCCGCTAGTAAGAACAATAATTACGGATTTAGCATCTGGTTCAATGCTCGCAATCGGTGGACGTATTTTCACCACCTGTTCAGCATTTACGTAAACAGTTTCGCCATTGACTTCGGTGAGCTTTATGAGACGCATTTACGTCGCAGTCTCCCTAAAAAACTTAATGGTTGGGTCTAGATTGGCGATCTTCTGGAGCAGCGGCGCACATCCCGGCTGCGGGTCCCACGCGTGCGGGTCGAAGACGTGGTCGCGCACGTATTTCCCCGGCACTTGGATGTTCGTGCCGCCCCAGATGTAAGGCGATGGGTGCATCCCGTAGCCCCACCCGTTGAAGCCGGTGATCCAAAAAAGTTGCTTCTCCAACCTCCAATCCTGGACGGTCAGGATGTCGTCCTCCTTGAGCGCATCGAGCGCGCCGTTGAGAAAGGCATGCGGCCCGGTAAATGGCCCGCGGCCCACCGGGACTATAGTCGTCCGCCGAGAAAGAACCTGGCCGTTGCCGAGGTAGGTGTCGAAGCGCGGGTGGCCCGCGCGGTCTTGTATGGACTCGCGCCAGTGGATCACTGCCAGCATCGGCCACGGCACCTTATTCGGTGTGGCCTCTTGAATCTCCATGTAAGTGTCCTTGTGGCTGACCGAATACTGAGCCTCCAAGGAAAATTCGCGGACGCGCTCTGGCTTGATCTCCATAGCATCCCACCACTTCGCATAGAGCGGCCAGATTGCAGAGTAGCGCATCAGGTATCTTTCCCCTTATCGTGAAGATCACTCATGTTTCGGGTGTATCCTTGACCATGCAAGCCGCCATTTTTCGCAATGCACCCTTATCCTTGAGAACCTGTGGGATACTGGTAGCAAGAAATTCACGTTCATCAGCGAAGCATTCATCAAGCGATTCCTCGATTTGCTGGTGATGTATGTCGGGCTTGTCCGGTGGCATGACATACGTCAGCAAAAGAACTACGGCTCCATCGAGAAGGGTCATCTCAAACCCCGCCGTTTTGAACGTAGCAAAGTACAGGACGAGGGGCCTTTGTGCCGTCCAGGTTCCAGGATCGAACACCGAGAAAAATGACGATATGCCCGGTCGGATTGCCTACTCTCTGTTCCATCCCAACGATCTTCTGCGTCGGAACCTCATATTCGGTGCCGACATTCTCGTGCATACGCATGAGCTGATCATCAGGACGCTCATCGGTGATCACCGCAAACAGTTTGCCGCCGCGGACATGAGCCTCATCGGCCCAATAGCCGTCACCCTCACCGCAGCAGGAAACGCCAATACGGCCCATCCCTATGGTGTCCGGTTGCATGAGGGACTGGAACCATCGCTTTTGCTCTGGGTCCATTTTCTCCCATTGGCCGAGATCGCGAGCATGCGCCGCACAGGAATAGACCACCAAGCCGAGTGCAGCGATGACGATCAAAGCAGATAGCCAAACCTGTGCCGGGTTCGATGACTTCGGCTCCCCGGTTGGCTCCGGTACAAAGTGATGAGGAAAGTCGCCGCGGGCATCATCCAGCGGCGCCTCGGGGTTGAGCCCGTTGCGCTGTTTGTCCTGTTTCTTTTTTAAGATGCCGAAGTTTCGAGCCATAGAGTTCTCCTGCGTAAGAGAAACTCATTGGTTAATGAAATACCACCTGATATTCAAAGTCGTCGTTTGCGACAGCACTATTGCCGTTAATCTCCTGCCAGACGAACCAGCATTGCCCGGTTATCGGCGATAGCCCGGAGACGGAAATATCGGACGTGCCAACAAACCTCTCGCCGGCCCATACAACTTCATTGTTGCATTTGAGCTGCAACAATACCTCGATATCGGGCCGCTTGACGGTGAAGGTGCCGGCAAAACCCGTCACATTGGCAACCTGAACACACTGTGCATAAGGCAGGGCAGCCTGGTTGGAACACTGCAAATGTCCGCCGCCCGAGCTGAACCCGACCGGATTGCCGAATTGCGCATTGAGATAGGCGCCGGCAAAAGCTGGTGACGATGCTGTGAGAACAGTACAAACAGCTATGAGTGCCGCTCTAGTGTGCATTCACGCTGTCCGCCCAACCGAAAACAATGAGATCATTGCTCGCGCTGTCCGAACAGTAATAGACGGTTTGTGCCGCCCCGGATATGACCGGCGCTGTGAACTGGAGATAAATAACCTGGCTTGTAGTGTTCTCCGCCTCGGTAAGAGTGCCTGCGGCGACGCCTCCGCGGCTCACACCAGCTTTCTGTGACGGAATAATATGTATTCTCCCCAGTATTTTTTGCGCCGTCGTCGGTACAAGGCTGAAAACTTCCGCTGTGAAAGTCGAAACGCACGTCCCTGTACTCGCCGCCACGAAGAAGGGTGAACCAGCAGCGATAGCGGAGGTTATGATCGTAGTGTCGCCATTTGTTTGAATTTGGAACAGTATCGACCCGGCCGTCGACGGCGCTGCCGACATCCGGCATACATAGGTGTAGCCGGATGGCATCAATGGAGCAGTGCTCGAAAGAGAGGCGAGAGATGCGATTGTCGATCCGTTATCGATCAAATAAATGTAGTAGATTTGGCTGGGACCGAGTGCGCCCTGATCGAGCCCATTGGCGCCATTGACCCCGAAATTCAGTACCAGCGATACGGTCGAGCGGTTCAGCGGTGTCCCGGTTGGTGTCACAGTTAACGCAGTAGTGGCAGTAATATCGAGTTTGGTATTTGGAGTTCCACCATCATTGATGACTGCATACCCGATCGCCCCGCACAACGGTGCCGTAGACGCTGCAGTCGTCGGGATAGTGAATGTGAGCAGCACGAACGACGATAGCGTCGCGCTGTAGATTACCGAAGTAGGATTGTTGGCGACGATCTCTCCACCGCTGAGCGCCACCGGCCCAGCACTGGAAATCTTGAGCACCGGGATATTGCCGACCCCGGACGGGTTGAGCGTCGTCGCCCCGGTGTTTGTGGAAAGTGCCGTGAAATTGATCACCGAGCCGTCGGTGGAATTGAACCCGGCATCGACAACGGTGATGGCGTTGGGCGTGCCGCCAGCCAGCGCCGCCCAGAACACGTTGTTGGTGGCCGAGGTATCGGTAGTGGTCAGATCGAAGATCAGGTTCCCGGTAGTGACACCGCCGACTACCGGCCCGTCGAACACCTGCTGCCGATAGGAGCCCGTACCGTAAATGATCGCACAGCCGTTGGCGTCGAGCTGGATCGGGTTGGTGTTGGCGGTGATCTGGCCCGAGTCCTTCCACGTCGTCTTAGTTGTGGTGGTCGACGGGATGTACATATTGATCGAACCGCTCGATATCGGCCCGGTCGCCTTTTGGAAGCATTGTTCGCCGGTAGGTAAAAGGGTAGTGGCCGCCTTGACGGGCCATGCCCCCAGGACTAGCATCGCCCACAGTAGGGGGAGTACCAACATGAATTTAAGCTGGTGGCTTATCGGCATTTGCGTGACCTATGGCGCACTCTATGGCCTACTGACTGGCCGGACTGTTTTCGAGACGCCGCCGGGTGACGAGAGCGGCGGCGGGCGCAGCTCGCGTAAGCAAATCCGACAATGGCTTCGTGCCGCCGGAAGTGCCCAATCCGCCCCGGATCATGGAGTTCGTAAGCGCATTACTGCGCAAGATCGCACTGGCCCCACGCCCCGCCCCTAGCGTCGCGGCAGCTATCGCGGCGTCACGTTGGAAACCTTCGGGATCGAGCGCATAGGCGCCGCCAAGACCGAGCGCGCTGCCTAACCCTACGCCGGCCTTCATCAACATGAGCCGTTCTGCCGTTCCCGAGCTTGGCGGCTCCCGCATGAACCTCTTGGCAATGCGCCCGAGTTCTCCGGCATTGGTCTGGCTGTTGTCGAGAGCACGAAGAAGTTCCCCCGGAGATACATCTCCCGTAGGCGACTTAAGGGCTAATGGTTCAACCGACTTGATGACGAACCATCTATAATCCGCCGTGTCCTTGAGTTTCTTCAGAATCGGATCGTTGCGCCCAACCAATTCCTCAAGAGAATTTTTGATGTCACCAGCATAGGATGCAATCTTTGAATCTCTGGAATTGATCGCATTGTCGAGTGGCCCCTTCTCGCGCGTCAATGATTGATAGAGATCGGCATCGAGCGTGTGAGAGTTGAGATCGACCTTGCTGAGAACGTTGCGCAACAGCTTGTCCACACCTTCAGCCAAGGACGGTTCGAGAACATAATGTGCGTTCTGGTGGATATTTTGCAGATCGCCATAGAAACCATGATCGAGCGCCAGATTCCCACCCATCCGCGCCTTCGCAGCATTATACTCGGTGTAGGCATTTCTGGATGCGCGAGTGATCGTATCAGGTGTGATCTTGCCGGCATCAACACCCATCTCCGAAGCAAGCGCCCTGTTCAATCCTACTTGCTGTGCAGTAGTCCTCTTGGCGTAACCGCTGAACGGTAGCCGCTGCAGCACGGAATCGAGGAACCTAACCGAAGGACTGGTGCTGATCTGCCCCGCCGTGATCGGAATGTTGTAGGTGTTGCGGGCAGCACTGGCGAGCTGCGCGGTTTCCTTGTCGACTGACCCGAATACAAGATTGCGCAATCCTTTAGTCGCAGCAGAAGCTCCCTGGGTGAGCGGCCCAAGAGCGCCACCCGCGAGCATCCCGGCGCCGATCTGCTGGGACAACGGCTGATCCGATGCGGATGAAGTCAGCGCCGCTGCGGTCCCGCCCGAGCCTATGCCAGTGACGGCGGCCCGAGCCATGGGGCTAGCTGCCGCAATACCCCGCAACGGTAATGCCTCGACAAACGGTCCCGTCCCCAGAATTTGCCCAGTAATTCTGCCGCCCTCGGCCAGCGCGCTTCCCTCGGCGGCTTTCTCATACGCCTGCCGATCGGCAACGATCTCAGCTTGCGTCTTGCCGGCCCATTTACTGACTTTTCCAGCAGTCTCCGGTGAAATAACTCCTGCAGAAGCAGCTAACTTTGCTCCACGCTCGCCAACGCTGGTTATGGCAGTCGCCAGCGTATCAGCAACATCTCCAATGCCACGCACAGCACCGGCACCAAACCGCGCCCCAAGATCGGTCCAATCGGACCCTTGATGCTCGGCAACCATGCGCGCGGTCCATTGCGGCAGGGTTTCGTCTTCCTTTTTCTTGGCGACAGCCGCAGCGGTTGATGGGCGCGCAGCCGGTAATGGAACGGCCGCCGGCGCCGCCTTGCCGGTATTCCAGTGACCGAGCAAGTCATCCGGCGGCACCACTGGCGCCGCGCCGCCGGCATGCCAGCTTCCAAGCAGATCATCTTGTTCGGGTATGACGCGACCCTCCGGTGCATAGAAATTATGGGCGCCGATCTGTGCTGTCATCGGTGTTCGCGAAAATGCCGGCGGCTGCCGTCCCAGGTCTTTTTGTGCAACCGGAGCGAAATAATGTGTAGCGCCGCCGGTGGGATCAGGGATCGCACCGCTCAAGACATCATCGACAATCGAGTCGGTATTCTGATATTTCAGAGAGCGCGGGTTATAGGCTTCAATTTCACCGCGACGCCGCTTCCATGCCTCGAATTGCCCTGGCGCATGAACGATTTTCGAAGGCGTCTCGCCATATTTTCCTGCTGCCAGCCGGTTCAGGATGACATGTGCGACTGCGGCCTGCCCGAGCAGCGATTGGTCCTCAGCCTCCCCTAGAACCGTGCGAACGATGTTGTCCTTGTCGGCCGGACTAACGTCCATTTCATTGTCCGACTGCAGCAGAAGCGGGAGTCCACAGCGGCGGCGGCACGGCCCCCGGCTTGAGTGAAGGCGATATTACGCCGCTGGCTATACCGGCACGCAGGGAAGCGTTGAACTTCTCGCGCTCGGCTCCCTTCAAACTTTTGTGCCAGTTATCTATTTCGTCAGGTTCCGCATTCTCGATATGGAACGCCCGCGGGTCCTGCTGTGGTGCGAGAAATGCCTTCTGTTTCGAATAATTCGGCCCACCTGCCCGCGATGCCTGCATTGTCAGCGTATGCACCATCTTCCTTGCTGCGATGTTTGCCTTTATGAGATCGACACCGGCAAGGTCGTTGATATGTACGCCCGGACTGCCGGTTACTGCACTAGCCAACCCATCATTGGTGTGAGGTCCAATGGTTTGAGCAAGCTGCTGCGTATTGTTGACAAGATATTTTTCCAGTTCCGCATAGGTCTTAATTTTCTTTTGCATATCGGCGGGGACAAGAGAAGGCATAACGCTATAAACAAACTCCTCAAACGACTGTCGGCCTTTTGTGCCTGGTCCCATGCCACCAGGCCCGAGGTCTTTAGCCAATTTGAGAGCTTGCTGGAGTGGGAATATACCCTGCGAATAAGTACCGGCCTGCCGAAGGTCTTCGGCCATTTGATCGCCTGATTCTTTCGCGCCGAGCGGCAATCCGGTCTGTACTCCTGGAAAAGCCGCATTGCGAACACCACGAGCTTGTAGCTGTACTGCGCTGCTCGGTTGAGAAATTGGCTCACCACCCGGACCAGGAACACTTGTCATAGCCTCCTGACCAGTCGGGCCAACCTGCATGTTTTTGTATAATGCGAGGTTTGTCCTCGCCGCCTGCTGGTCCAGGCCATTTTTTGCTTGTTCGATATTTCGTTTCACTATCTCTGGGTCTAGGCCAAGAAAATGCTTACCAACAGCCACCGGGTCCATATTTGCCGCTACAAGAGCCGGTGCAATGCCGGCAAAAGCCTTTGCTATTTTATTTGGAGGCAGATCGAGCAATGGAGTTATTGTCCTTAGAATAAAATCAGTCTTCTGCTGCTGACTTGCCAGTTGCGCCTGCTGCAAGTGTTCAAGACCCCTCATCTGATCGGAACTTACGAATCCACCAGTTGGATTCTGCAACATGCTGCGCCTTACTGCCGAATAATCGGTAGTCGGCCCAAGCGGTCCCTCCGTCTGTGGAGCATTCGTTAGTGCCTGGGTCTCATTTTGCTGCGACTGATACTCCTTCATCCTCGTTATCAACGCCATGAGATCAAGCGGGCTCATCTGGCCTTGCGGCTTGCCGACATTGGCGTAGATCGAAGTATCAGGCTGAAGGTTAGGCACGCCGCCCTCCGTAATGGCTGCCCATCATGCCGCCCAACACCGCATGGTGATCATCACCACCAACATTGACTGGCGGTATCGGCTCAGTACCAGTGCGCGGGAACGCCGCCGCATGATGCTGCAAGATAGCAACCGTCGCTGCTTGCGCCTGCTGATAGTGCTTTTCCAGATATTGCTTCTGCTGCAGTGGCTCGGTGGGGAAGTCCTTGACCTGCGACATGATCTGCGGAAGCGTGGCCAGACCCTCCCCGAGCACGTCCGCCATCATCTCCAGCATCTCCGGGCGCATGTTCTTGCGACCGATTTCGGGATCGCTCAATAGTTTCTTGTATTTCCGCTGAAATTCCGACAGGTGATAGACCGCGCTTGCGGTTTGCTGATAGTCAGGAGCCGGCGGCTTCTGTGGTGCGGCCATCGGCACACCGCCGGGAGCGCCCATTAGTGACTGCAACGATGTGGGTGCCTCTCCAGGCGTGCCCTGCTGCATCTGCGGCGTTTGCGGCGCCTGCGGCTGGGCAATGAGCGAGCTGAGGTCGGGCATTTAGTACAGGCCCCCCCTGCCGGGACCTTGCAGCATCTTCATCAGCATGAGATTCATAGGTATGCCGCCAATGGCATTAGCCGCACCGATGCCGCCGCCGGCAATGGCATTCGCCCCGCCGATACCGGCTTGGGCTATGTTCTGGCCGGCGCCTGTCGTCATGCCGCCGATCTGGCCACCGGCACCGCCGAGCAGGCTTGCGAGCGACTGCCCCGCGCCGCCCCAGAGACCCGCCGCTGTATTGCCCGCACCACCGAGCAGACCCGCGAGCGTCTGACCGGCGCCACCAAGCAGGTTCGCGCCCGTCTGACCAGCACCACCGAACAGGCTGCCGAGTTGGCCGCCGGCAGTTCCGAGCAAGCTGCCGATGCCTTGACCCGCTCCAGCGAGGATATTGCCGATGCTCTGGCCGCCGCCGAGAAGCAGGTTGCCGAGCGAGGTGCCGCCGCCAGCCAACAGTGACGCCAGCGTGTTAGCCGTGCCGGCACCGGTGCCGAGAACGCCTTGGAGGCCAGCCATCTCCGGCTGCCATGCGTTGGAGAGCGCCAAGCCTTGATTGTATTTATCGGCGGCAGTCAACACATTACCACCGAGCCCACTGGTCGTGGCCGCATTGTTGATGCCCCACATACCGGTATCTTTCAGGAACTGAAAGCCCGGTGTACTCTCCAACTGCTGTGTCGCGCCAGGGCCGCCTTGCAGCAACTTTAGCAAGCCGCCAAGCGCCTGCCCGCCACCAGCAGCGAATGGTGCGCCTTGCTGCACACCGGCACCAAGAAGACTGGTTAGGGCGTTAGCGCCCGAGCCTGCATATTGCCCCACCGCATTTGCTGCATTACCGGCATACTGACCAATAGCGCCAGCACCTTGACCGGCATACTGACTGATGGCTCCCGCACCCTGCCCGGTATATTGCCCGAGCGTGCCGAGTCCTTGGTTGACCAAGCCTGTAAGACCCTTCGCGCCCTGCGTAATATACTTGCCGAGCTGAGTGGCCCCCGTTTGCGCATATTGCGGGATAGCACTGGCGCCCTGCCCAACCAAGCCGAGTAATTGACTGATACCTTGCTGGGTTGTCTGCCCAATTGTTTGTTGCGCCTGCTGCGCGGCGTTGGCCTGCGTCATTGAGCCAAAGATCGAGGCGCCCGCACCGAGCGCACCAGAACCGATAATAGCGGTTGCTATGAAAGACACTTGCGCGCCTCATCCGCAGCGATGCGGCAAAATTCCTCGTATTCTGCTTCGGTCTCAGCAGTCAGATCGTGCTCTAGTTTCTCGATATCAGTCTCCGTCGTGGCATGGACCGTCGTCCACACAATGTCGTCGTGTATGTAAGCAATACGCTTGATGCCAGCCGGAGACACGCTCGCATATGGCGCCTGGACGCGCACAATGTCCTCGCCGATCAAGACCGATATGTCACCCTTGGAAAGTATACTTATGCAAGGGTGCTTATGTATCTTACCAACGATCAGCATTCCCTTCGGCACATGCAGTTCGCGTGCGTAAAGACCGGGAGCAAAATGATGCACAAGCGGAAAGTCGGCCGCCGTCAGGGCCAGCGGGTGCTCGCGGATAACAGTTTCTATAAACTGAACCTTGGTGCGGGTAGATAGATTATATGCACCCCTGAACATATCGCTCGCCGCCGCAGTCAAGACCGCCGACCAGTGCCGGTTATCGCTCGGTAATGCCCTCACGAGTCCACCATCACGTCGGCCAATAGAACGATAGCATCATCGTCCGAATTGTTGATCAGGTGCGCGTCTTGTTTCATGTCCGCCCACCAGATATCTCCGGTTTTGATCATCACCGTCTCGTCTCCGGCCATCAGTAGCGTGCGCGGGTCAGCATGCAGCACCATCGCATAGCCCGCATAGTGGAGCGAGGCATTCCCCAGCGGCACGTTGGTCTTCGGTGCGGCTCGCAATAGCAGCGTGCGGCCCAGCGCCGTGCCGTCGATCATCTGCATGATGGCCAACGCAAGCCTCTTCAGGGCCGGGAATTCCTTGGCACCGTCACGGTCGGCTGCCACCAAGCTGCTGTCCCTGACCACCAGCTCCTGCACGCCGGTAATGGATGTATCGGTCAGTTTTGTCTGGTTCTGCAGCAACGCATTCATTACCGCAATGGTCGGCAAACCTTCGACAAGACGATAGAAATAACGCATCAGAACCTCAAACTGTATGGACGAAACCGCTCGCGCGATAAGCTATGTTGCTAACAGCATTCACTGGTATGATCTGCATTTGTGTCGGATCAGCCTTGGCAGTGCCAGTGGCGCTCGTATTGTCAGTATAAGACAGCGCCGTACCAACATTCTGCGCCGGCATGTTGGGCGGATAACTGACAAAAATAACACCAGTAGCGGTTCCGACTGCGGTCACCGTCACCTCTACATCAATAAAAGTTATCTGACCCATGATCATATACGACCCAACCGCCGAGACCGTTGTAAAGGCCCCGATCTGGGCGGTCGCCGTAGGCGTATATGAAATCCAATACCCCTCGGCACTGGTATTTTTGATCGATGGGACGGCCGACCCATTGTTGGTCGAAAAATGTGTGAAGGTATTCAACAGACCGGCTGTGCTTGCCGGCGCAGACCCTACGTTGGCAACCGAATTGTTGCCTATCTCTACATCATAGAAATGAATGTTGGTCGGCTGAACGGAAGCCTGAACAGAATAATCAAACACGATAGCCTTGGCTGCGGCGTTAAAAACACGAAGATTGAAGAAGGAAAGCGAGTCGCAATTGCCGACAACCAGTCCGCTATGCGTAGTTGCGCTAGGCTGGATGCGCAAGTCGTGCCAAGAATCCTGGAAAACATCCGTGGACGACAAAGCCGCGCCGGAGATATTGACACCAACCGCATTCGCGGACGCAGCTGGCATGGAAACAAAGATATTGCGGAATACGTTGCGGAACCCCTCCGTCGTCTGCTTGATGCCGACACCGAAACAGCCGATCACGGCCAAGCCGTCGATCAGCCCGTAATAACCGCCGTCTATGAGAACCCCTATTGCTGATGTACTGACCGTGGTGAACGTGATGGACAGGTTCTCGATGCCCCATCCTTGCATATGACCAGCAAACTTGATCGCAGGCCCGGCAACCGAGGACTGGATATTGCAGGTTCCCGTTGCCGGCAACCCGGTCACTTGCGGGGTAGCAATGCCGGTCCACGCCACCAAGCCAACAAGCTTGATCTGATTTATGGTCGACTTGGCGCCGGTCCCTGCCGCGTCACCGTTGCCAATCTGCAGGGTCGATGAGATTTTCCAGTTACCCGGCGGAAAGACGACAATGCCGCCAGTAGTGGACAGAGAGTTGATGGCTGCCTGGATGGATGCCGTGTCATCCGTGGTGCCGTCACCCTTGGCGCCGAAAGACACCACATTGGCAATTCCGCGGCCAACCAAGGCAGAAGGCAGAAATACATTGAAGGTTGCGGCCCCTGCGGCATTGACAGAAATGCCTATGAAAATCTGTCCAACACCTGCTGCCAGCAAGTAAGGCGCATTTACCGCAAGTGAGTCAACCGTGCCGCCGGTCGGCGGATAGACGTTGATGGCTGCTGCGGTAGCGTTAAACACATAGACGGGTTGCCCCACTTGCACGTTCGGCAGCTGCACACCGCCGGTGCCCGTGGCAACGATATTGAAGTCGTTGCTGAGAACGGTTGCTGTCGGTTGCGTGGTCCCGGCCGCGATAACCGACGCACCGACCGTTGTTACCACACCGCCGTTGCCGCCAGTACGCAGAAACAGTGCCTGCAGCAGATAATAGAGTTGGTTGACGAGTGTGCGATCTTTGGTAACTGCCGCCGAATTCTGCGGCAGGAATTGCGCATACGGATAAGTTGGGATACTCATACGTCTAGTTCATGCGGCTCAATAACCACGAACGCGCCATTAAGCGCGGTCTTGACATCGGCCGCCCAGCTCAGTTGCGCAACGATGTCGTAGGCAGCCATGCCGCAGCGGTTGAACGTCGGCTTGGCAACGTACTGCCCAGTCTTGCCCATCGTCTGCACGCTGTGCGTGACAAAGCTACGGCCTCGGTCACGACTGAGCTGCAATGTCACCAGCGGGTTCGGGGTATTGCCAACATTGCCGCATTCCATGTCGGCGATTACTCGCCAGAGGGTAATGCGCTCAAATTCTTCACCAATGAGATGGGGCATGCCGCGAATGTATACACAGGGTATGCCGTTATCGGAGAAGATGGTTTCGTCGCGCTGGTAAAGGTTGCCGTTTGACCAATCAAGGGAAACGTTCTTACCGTAGGCATATGCCATGAAAGTGTCGCGGGTGCGGTGCTGAATACCATTGACATCATAGAACGCTTCCTCATGCCATTCCTGTGTCGCCTCATCAAAGCACCACGTCCGGTCCACTGTCGGGAAGTGGTAGAGGATGAAAGCATGACCGCGAATCTGGTAGCTTTGAACGATACAATCCGAAACCTTCGCGTAGGTGAGCCATTCATGCTCGATGGCGTGGGTTGAAATACGCTGCGCCGCATTGGCTGCGCCGCGCATTGCCATGCGCGCCCCTTCCGGGCTTTGCGACAGCCAGTAGACATTCACGTCCTGCCGTCCTAGTGCATATGGCCCCGCCAGACCATGCTCGATGATCACGCCGGACAGAACCTGAAAGGCGAACGGTGACGTTCCGGCATCGGCCCAGACTTCACCCTTGTACGGGCCAAATACCCACAATGCTGCTTCACTAGCGATTACCGCAATGCAGTTTCCAGGCCATTCGGTAAGTGAGCCAAAAAACAGCGCATTGAACGTGGCAGAAACCGCCATTGTCGAATAGAAGTTCGGCGAGTGCGGCTGGTTAAGCAGCATGAAGAAATTCAGGAAGGTGATGCGGTCGCCGCCGAGAAAATTGGGATCGGCAATCGCCAGTGCCGTGCGCGAGGAGAGCGTGATATTGACGCCGAATGCCGAACCGTCGACCAAAAGCGCATTGATGCCGTTGTCAGCGATATAGACCGGCGTTGTCGATGCAGTAAGCAAACTGCCGATCTGGTGCCAGACAAAATTCGGGTCAATGTAATATAATGCCTGGTTGATAACGGCATAGAGATCGCCGTTGGTCGCCGTATAGAGGCCGCGTCCCTGGCCGCCGGCAGGAGGTGTACTGAGCAACCTGAGCCCCGGCCGGGGATAGTGGGTGATGTTGACCGGGGCTTGTGCGCTTTCGGAGTTACGCTCAGGGTAGAGGTTAACTGCTCTTTGTGCCCCCGCAATCAAGCTGGCTTGATTGTAGGAGCCACCAAGAATAGGAACGCGCGACATGGAACATCAGTTCGAGGTCGAACAGCCCCAGGCGCCGTTAGCCGCCGAGAAGCATTCCACATTCTTGTTGGTGGTCAGACTGGTATAGGCCGTGGTGCCCACCGTGCCGTTGATGGTGTCCTGCGTGCCGGGCGTGAACGACACGGCCGACGTATAGAGATTGATGGTCTGGCCAGTAGCATTGGAAATCATGACATCCCTGCCGGCAAACGCCGTAGGCAGGCAGATATATCCGGCTGCTGCTGAGACCGAGACCTGCTGCAGCGCCGAGTTGTCGAGCTGCGTGCAGTTGGCTTGTCCGGAAGTTTGCGAAGCCGAAATGGCGGCATGATAGCTCAACCCCTGACTGGTCGTGTAGGCGTTCCAGAGTTGCCCGATGTTGATGTTATTATCGCCGAGCCAAGGACCGACAGTGGTCGGCGTGCCGCCATTCCAGAACAGGCTTTGCGTGCCTTGGGCGGCTAGGAAACCCAACAGCACCAAAGCAAAAGCCGCACCGAAGGCGCGGGCAGATTGAAGCAGTCTCATGGTCCATTCTCCTCTAGTAAGTAGTATCGCCCAGGATGTTATATTTGCTCCGTCCCTTTAGTCCTGACGGCATTTTCAGTTCGGGCACCTGAACGTGCGAGTTACGCATTGTTTCCCGAGTGGACTTTGCCAGTGAGTTCAATTCTGGATCAGCCTTCTTGCCATATGAGTTGCGTAAGATACGCGCCAAGTTGAATTTCATTGCCGCCCGCATCTCGAACGGCAGCGTGCTCAGATCGAGAGTGAGCGGCAGCACCAGCGGGTATGCATTCTTGATGATAATATGGGTTTCGTAGAGCGCGCCTTGCGGCCACGGATAGACAAACAGGTTTCCCGTTGGCGATGCGGTGTCGTAAAACACCCCCTTGGGAAACGCGACTAACTGCTTAAGCGCGATATTGCTGTACTCCTCGCGCGAGGGGATTATGCGCAGCGGCTGGTCTACCGGTTGCCCCGGCGTTGACGAAAGAATACGCAGATAAGCCGACTCGATACGATCCGGACGTATCGCAACATTATAGTTACCACTAGGCCCTACCGTGTACGGAGCGAAACGGCCGTCGCTGACAAAACCGAGATCAAGACGCGCGAACACCATCCACGTTTGAACATTCCATTGCCCCAGTAGGTCGGACAGATCGTTCTGCCCATCAAGGACATCCTCGCCGGTAAGCGTCTGCCCGAGGCCAAGGATGCCGGCTTTCCGGAATGCGGCAATGATAACATCATTGACCGTGAACAGACCATCGACGGCGGACATTCAAGTCTACTCCGCCGCTTCGTCCTGGAATACCGGCTTGGGACGGTTTCTGCTGCCCTTCGGCCTGCCGCCACGGCGTTTCGGCCGTTCCAGAGGAACAACGTCTTCCGACTTCATTGCCTCCATCATCTTCTTTAGCCGCTCGTTTTCGGCGGCAAGCTCGACCTCGCGCGAGCCGGCAATCGGCACGCTGATGACCGCTGGCTTGGCCTGCACCGGCTCAATTCCAAGTGTCTCATAGACCGACTGTTCGTCCTCGACATCGTTGACTACTACCGGATCGCCAACGAGCTGCGCCAGACCAGCATCAACAAGGTCTTGCGTTGCAACTATCGGCACCGGATCGCCGATTTTCGGCACCCGGTCGTCGTAATATCTTTTGTTCGTGTTCATATCGACACGGACATTCCGCTCAAGCCAGATGTCTCGGTCGTCCTTGGTGAACGGCCGCGTTAGCATCTTCGGGTAGTCATGGCCGCTCTGGCCGGGCGGGGCGAGCGCGTTGTGGCGCGGGAAATTCGCCTCGTTGGTCTGCGGTGTGAGCGGAATTTGCGGAGGATGCGGCATTATGCAGACCCTTTCAGCTTCAGCCTATTTGCAATTTCACTCCACTGTTCCCATGAAACAGTGTCAGAAAGTTCCAGCGATAAGATGAGCGGCGCGTCTAATGGCTCATCGAGACCACGCCACTCTGTCCAGTCGGCGTGCGGAGGAAGTTGCACGCGATACATCAACTGCATTATGGTTTCTCCGCAGGCGGATCGATGACGCCATGAAACTTCTGCCCATGAGCGACAGGATCAACATTCGGCGTTGGCAACCACGATGGCGAAGGCCCTGGGGAAACGGTCCCGTCGTGATGGCCCGCTTCCTCCTCCGCGCTCGCAAAAACCACTGGCGTGCCAGCAAGCGGATGATCTTGCGGCCACAAGACCGGCACCAGCTTGCCGTCCTTGCGTTCATTGAATGCCTTCGGGTATTCATCCGGCTCGTGCCGCTCGATGTCATGCTTGGCCAGCAGATGCGCCACATGCGAGACATTGACCGCATTGGGCTCGGCAGCCAGGTTTCTGCAGACTTCCTCGAGGAAGTTGACACGATGTCTTTCATCGTGTCCGATCCGCGCTTGTTCGACATACCAGTCGTCGGCAATTGCCTCCGCCGCGGCCTTTGGGTCCATTACGGTCATTTGTGCTCTCCGCTTTCCTTGATCTTTTTGGGATGTTCCGCATCGACTACAGCAATGCCAACCACGCTACCAGCGTTATAACCGTCCTCGTCAGTTTTGTTGTTGAAGACGATGATGGTGCCCCCCTTGACGTGGGTGTCAGGCCACCGCAAGGGGAGAATTTGAGTGCCGACCGTAGTGGTGGCCATCTTTGGATATTGATCAGCCATCAGACCACATCCGGGACTAGGCAACCCCACTCAGGCCGGGGTGACAATGACCCGAACAGAACATCAAGACGACTGATCTCCTGATCCGTACCGATCTGATACTGTGTCAGTGACCGCATCGACACGTTATCGTAACGGTGCCGCGCGCTCTGCTGCAGGTTGGCCGGGATCGGCAGGTCTCCGGTCGCCATCGTGATCATTTGCGGCGCATAAGCAAAGTTGCGCCGGAATGTCACCGAAGCCAGCGTGTAGAGCGAGATCGTTGCTGAGTTAGCCGGCGATACCGTGACAGTCTGATACTGCACGGAGGCACCACCGGCGCCTGCCGGGATGATCGACGGATAGATAGTAAGTCCGGTAGCGCCGGAAGCCGCGTTCACCGTAACCACGAACTGTCTCAACATGCCAGTGGTCTGCTTGGTGACACGGTTGACCGCGTTGACGCCGGCAATGGTGATGATATCGCCTGCAACCAGAGTGCCGGTTATGGCGTTCGTAACCAGCGACGGCCCGGTCTGGTTGGCGCCGTTGACGGTGCCCGCAGAGAACGTCCCCGCAGTGTGCTTGATCACCGTCTGGTCCATGAACCAGACGAAGCCAAGCGCCCGATACATGACGCCTTCGTAGTACTGTTCCGAGATTGCCGCAGCCGGGTTGAGCAGGCCGGTGAGGCTCTGCACCACACGCGCCTGCGTCCACTGATCGTTGATGATCTTGCGGCTAGGTTTCGGTGCCGAGTTGTCGTCCAGGCGCGCACCAGCGAGCAGATAGGTGCCGGCGTTCGGAGTCTGGATATTGCCGCCAGCATCCAGGTTTCCCTGAATGTTGGAGATCGCGCCTTCGGTGTTCTGCATGATCGTCAGCGCGACGCTGCCGGCGAGGTTGTTCATCATCGGCAGTAGAATGCGCTCGGCAAAGTCGTCGAGCGAGAGCAGAAGGTCGGCCTGAGTGAACGACACGTCGACGTGCTGTTGCGTCGACATGACAAGAACGGTCTGCTGTTCTGCGGTATCCTGCACCGAAATGCCGGGGCCGCTGGTGACAACGAAGTCGTTGGGCAACCGGATGCGCAACTGAGAGCCGATCTTGGCCCCGCCGCGTCCGAATTCGTCATCGAATTGCCGGTCAACGTTCTTGATGAAGGCATTGGAGTTTACGAACAGCTCGATCGCCTCTCGGGTGATCATGCTGATCGTGAGCATCGTGTTGGCCATAGCCGTGTGATCCTGTGCTGATTTTTGGGATGTCCCGCCTTTCGTTCGGGACGGTTCGGCACGAGATTCCCGCTCGGACGGTCGTTCAGCACGGGATCAGTCACCCCGGAGCAGTTGAGCCGTCATGCTCAACACCTTCGGCAGCACGGGATCAGGCCCGGACCACACTTTACTTTATTTGAGGATCACACTTGCACGGCTATGAAGCGGCCGGACGCTCAGTCTTTCTTGAATTTCTCATGGAAGTCACGTAAGGCGCGAGTAGCGAGTTCCTCGGCGCGTTCGCGCGAATCAGCTTCGAAACAGAAATATGGCGCTACAGCAGTGGCAGCGAGCCATTGCTTTGGCCCAACCTCTTTGAAAAACACAAAAAAGTCATCCATCACAACCTCCCTCAGTGTCCCAAGGGTTACCTGTGATAACGCAACATTAGTTTGAGAAGACGCTAACTCATCGCGCACCCTGCCGATTGAGCGACCACGGCCGGCCGACGCTCTCGCGCTTCTGGCGCATGCGCTCGGCAAACCATCGGTCATCTTCGGTCTTGTCGTCATAGAGGTTAATGGCGCCGGACGGCGCGCGTCCGCCAGGAGACAAATGCTCGACCGGTGGCGGTGCATCGGACGGCTTTGGTGCGGGCCGCGCTGCCGCTGCCGAAGCTGCTGCGTTTTTTTCCAACCCGATCTTGATCAGTGCCGCAGTCTGCTTGGCCGGCGGCAGATCAAGAATTTCTTGGTACTTTTCTGGCTTCTTGCCGAGTTGGATGATCACATAGGCCGGGTCGTCGGTAGCGAGGATGGATTGCATCACTTGCGGGGCCATACCGCCCATCTGTTCGAACCGCTTGGAGACTTCCGGCCAGTCATTGCCATATTCAGTGGTCAGCCTCTGGCCGATCTGCTCGACTTCAAGCTGGAAACGGGCGACTGCAACCGGATCACCTTGTCCCGCAGGTGGCGCCGTCTGCGGCGTAGGTGCCGGAGGTGGAGCCTGTGGCGCCGGTGGTGTTGACTGGTCCGACGCTTGCCGCTGCCGAGCCTCAAGCATCTGCCGCATCTGCTCGTTTTCGGCCGCCAAAGCCGCAACACGATCCTGCTCCTCCTTGAGCCTACGATGTTGTCGGTCTATCTGCTTATCGCGCCAATCCGCTGCTGGTGCTGGCGGTTGCGGCGGCGGTTCAGGTGGTGTTGCCGCGACAGGCGGCGTTGCACCATCCCCTGCGGGATCGACAGGCGGCGGGTCTGCTGGCGGGTCTGGCGGTGGTGCCGAGCCACCGGAAAGCGGTAGCGGCGGCTCATCCTCGATGAATATTCCCGGTACGAGTTCCTTGAACAGCTTGTCGATCAGCATTTACGATCTCCTGCACGAGTATTGTGGCCGCTCGGACGGTTAGTGAAGCTTGCGCTGCGTGATATTTGGCCCTTGCTGCCCACGCACTTCTTGTTGCAGTTGCTTTTCACGGTCCTCAATCAGGGCTTCGTAAATACCCTTCTTGAAATTCTCATCCACATCTGGTCGACCGAGCATCTCGGTGAGTTGCGCCCGTGCTGCGTCGTACCAATGCAGCCAACCGGGCGTGTCCTCGATGACCAGTCGGTTACAAATTGGGCAACGGTCGTACAGGGCGGACCATTCAGTAAACGGAACAAATTTTACCGTGCCATCCGGCAAATGTTCTGTACGTCCATGTCGGCGGCCGGCGAGATAGTCCTTAACGGTTGGGAACGTTTTGGCAAACGCCTTAGGATCAATCTGCAACAGCACACGGCCACGCTGGCTAACCTGCACCTTAACATCCGCATCTTCGGCCGAGCGCACGGTGTCGTAGAAAGCACCTGCAAGCTCGCGCGCGTAATGCTGGATCGTGCGTTCAACCATCAGGCAACCACTCCCATCGCATGGCTCGGTCCCAATAAATCCGCTCAATACTGGACCACCACGATAGTGGTTTCTGACGAGCGACCGGCATCCCTTTCAACATTCCTGATTCATTCAGATGCCACATCTTGTCGCGCCAAATCACTGTTGGCCGCCAATTCCATCCAACCTCGATGATCAGCTTGTAACGAGGAGACTTGCTATAAGAACTGTCGATGTAGCGGCGGGCAAACATGCAAAGCGTAAAGCCAGCTTCCGTGTCGAAACCAAATTGATAACCCCAGCTTGCAGCAAAATGCCTGGTACGGAAGTAACCCATTTACTTGCGCCGCGCCACCTTGCGGCCCTCGGACAAGCCGATAGCGATTGCCTGCTTGTGTTCAGTCACCTTCGGCCCCTTCTTAGACCCGCTGTGAAGCTCGCCGGCCTTCCACTCGTGCATGACTTTTTTCACTTTTGCCTGCATTGCCGACTTTCGCTTGGCCATGATCAATTGCCTTTCTCACAGAATCGGCTTTACCGCGCATGCTCTTGGCGATCTTGGACTGAGCCGGCGCATGCCGGCCATGCTCGTCATGATGTTTCATTGTGTCGTTCCAAAATCAAACGCCTACGCTCCTCGTAATCAAAAAGCATGTTGTTGATGAACTCATTGTTCAGGCGTGGCGCGATTATCTTCAATTCGCCGATGAGCCTAAGTGCCGGATCGCAGAGACGTAATTCAAGATCATAGTGCCGGATCGCAGAGACGTAATTCAAGATCATAGTCACCGCTTGCCGCCCTTCTTTGCGGACTTCTCACTGGCCTTGGCGGCCTTCTTTTGTGCCTTGGCCTCCTCTTTCGGAGCAACGATCAGCCCGCTAGTCTTGCGCTTCAGCTTCGACCCACTCATGCCACCTTCCTCGTTTTCTCTTCAGCCGCCACAGCCTTCATCAACATCTCGGCGTCCACATCGAAAGTCTCGCAACTTGCCGTGCGCTCGCCATGTTTGTTGAATGTAGCCCAGTTGATGTCCCACGACGGTTTCTCGCCAGCATCAACCCAACCCTTGAGCAGCCGCTCGACCCTATGATGCGTAACAATGCAGAAAGTAGTGTTGCGGTTGGCGTCGATTACCCGCGCAAGTGTACTCAGGCAACGATGACTGAACGTCTCGAAACTCTCACCTTGCGGCACCACCGCGTCTGGCTTGTTCTTGGCGTAGGACAAAATCTGATCGGCAATCTTCGAGCTTTCCATGCCGGTAAACTTGCCCAAATCCCACGGCCGCAAGCCGCGCTCGTGGCTGACCTTGGCACCCGTAGTCGCAGCAATCGCGTCCGCTGTCTGCTTGGCGCGCAGCATGTCAGACGAGATGATGTGCTTGATGCCGCTGTCTTCGAGCTTGAACGCCAGCCGCTTAACTTCCTTGCGGCCGATGTCGGATAGCGGCAGGTCCATCCAGCCGCGGATGCGGTCAGTGCCGCTGTCCTCGGCGTTCTGCCGAGTGGCTCCGTGGCGGCAAAGGTAAAACTCAACCCGCTTGGCCATCACTGTGTCGCAAACGGGTCATGATCCACCTGCTGTGTGGAGAAGTGGGCGGCACCGCCTGCCACTAACCCCGCCAGTCCGTATTTCTTGATGATGTCGATCAGCTTGTCGTCAAAGACGACGTAGTTGCTGGTGCCAGTTCCAGAGCCGCGCGATCCTTGGTCTAGGTATTTGATGCCGGGGATGCCGGCGTCGCGGAGTTTTTGAACGAATAATGAATCTCGCCGTGTAAGTTTATCCTTTGCCAATTCACCCATCGGGGCAGTGCTTTCAATCCGTGTTCCCATTGGCCCGGCATAAGATGAATGTATGCCCGATGCACTGGCGGCCTCTTGCACCTTCGGGTGCTGCTCGCTCAGCGGCTTATCCCAATCGAGGAAATGCTCGGGATCGGCGGCGATGTTGACTTCGTACATATGACCGGGAGTAGTTTCTCTCAGGCCAATGCCAGCCGCTGCAGACCCTGATTCGGGTCTGGGATCGTAAGTCTCCGCTACTTTGGGATTCTCCGCAAAATACAATCCATACCCGTAAGCCTGCGCTCCCTCTCCCGTTCCGATCTTGGATATATCGAACCGCTCGAAGTCGTGCGGCGAGCCGTGAAAGGCGCGGATGCCGCCAGCACCCTTTGTAACCCCCGCAATGCCGCCGCCACCAAAGCCGCCAGCCAAGTCTTGCGTGACCTCCATGTCCCGCATCATCTCAGGCACACCGCCTCGCGCGTAAGCCTCCCGGTCACGCTGCGACTGTGCAGTAGCCTGCTGCGCCCAACTCGGCTGGCCCCAGTCAATTTGGTCAATTCTTGGCGTACCAGCAGGCGCTACACCGGCACTGGCCGCGAGCGGGTCAAATGGATCGTGGTCGACCGGTATGAGATCGGTCGGCGGATCATTGAACGGATCGTGAGCGACCGGGATCAGCGTAGGCATGTCACGCGACTAACAAATACTTTCCCTTCCTGCTTGGGTCAGGAAGGTAATGGCGTCCATCCGGCGCTTTCTTCGCCCCAATATGCTCAGGCTTGAACTTCGGCTTCCGTGCCGCTGGTGCCGCACTGCCATTACTGGTACCACCGCCGCTGCCGCCAGTACCCTCGCTCTGCGGACTACCTCCCTCCACCCCCGCCTCGTTGGCAGCCTCGATGGTGCTGTACACATGCTCATGACCGCGCATTGTTATCTCGTGCTCCATCTGCGCACGTTGCTGCGGCGTCAGCATCAATTCCTTCATGGCCTTTATTTCTTCTGCCATGCGCCGCGTATCGGCATTGAACGACTCGATATCGCGCAACTCGTCCCGGCCGCGCATCTTGATCCGCGCCGCGGCCAGCTTCTCCAGCAATTCCGCAGTCTGCTGCTGCGACTTCTGCAACTCCTGCTGCAGGTTCTGTACAATAGGCCCGATCTGGCTGTCCTTGAGCAGCCACGGCATTGTCTGTTCAATGTTGCGCCGCAGCCGTTCGGCAATTTCCTGCGCCATCGGGAAGTCTGCCGCCAGGAAGCCGAGGTCACCGATCTGCGCAATCAGTTCGGGTGAATGGGTGATGATCTGCACGAAGGCGTCCCATGCCGCCTGGCGTTGGGTCTGATAGGCAGGCCCAACATCGGCCTCGATCGCGTATTTGCCTATCGACGGATTGAACAGCACCTTGATGGTGCGTTCTTCTTCCGTGGGTTGTTTCTTCCACGCCTCGTCAGCATGCGGATCGATATTGATCTCGGAGATGGTGCCGTCCTTGGCCCTGATCTTGATCACGCGCTCGGTATTGTAGATGTGTGGCGCCAGATCGAGGATGATCACTGCGGTATGGCGCACAGCATACATTTCGTTGATGGTGAAGTCGTAGTTGACGGCTTCACCGGTGCGCATCCGCTCGTCGATAGCCTTTGGCGTGCGCTCCAGTGCCGGATTGACTTGCTGCGCCTGGGCCATGCCGGAGGCCATTTCCAATTCGGCCGCCGCAATGCGCATCCCCTCCAGAAAACCTTCTGCCGGCGCCGGTGCCGCAGGACGTGTAGGAGGCGGAATGTCGCCGGCATCCTCGTCCTTGTGCCGATAAGTCAGATAGGCCGCATTCTGCTTGTTGGCGTTGTTCCAGGCGGTCTCATTGCCTTCGATCGCAGCCGCCGCAACCACCCACGGGGTTTTGGTCTGCAGGGCAACGACTTCGACTTCGCCCGAGGTGTTGTGCGTCGGAATCATCCCAGGCCCCGCCAAATACAGTTTCGACGGCGCATCAACGGTAATGCACTTGGTCGGGACACTTGGTACTTCCGTAATTGACACGATCCGATGCCGCTCGGTACGGCGCGGATGATACGCTCGCGCCTTGTCATGCGCGGTTGCCTTACGCGGCAAACGAAACATCCTGCGGCCAGGCGGCGAAGAAAATGAGAACCGAAACGACTCCTGACAGGCCGATACGTGCCCATCAGGAAATTTGCGCATAGTCGCAGCAACCTTCGTATAGGTTGCCTTTAACCCAAGACTACGCACCAATTCTGTGAACCCTTCGGCCAATCTAAAACTTACCGTCACAAACACATTTTGCCGACTGTGCTTAGAAAAATGCCCATCAGTATCCATCAGTCCTTGCAATAATGCCTCTCGCTGATCACGAGATGCACGCAAATAACATGCTGGAATATGCTTGTTGCCCAAGACTCCTAATTCGCGGAGGCCACTCTTGAGTCCACCTATCGTCCAACTGGCCGAACATGCGTTCTTATATATTTTTCGTTCACCAACCGGATGACGGCATGCGCGTAGAACTTCCTCCATCGCGTCCATATCATCAAGACCGGAGCAAATACTCGCCGCTGCCGAATATCCATCTCCCAACCACGCGCCGAGAATGTATGGGTCTACCGGCAATACCTCCTCCTGGAGATCAAGTGGCTTCGTTACCCAAATAAAATGCTTTTTCGGAACCAAATCGTTAGTCGTTATTGTCTTGGTCGACCAGTCCCAAGTCTGCGCTTTTCGTTTTCCTCGTTCCTCGACAGTCCATAAATGTTCACCACCGGCAACTATCTCAGACCCATCATCAAATTTGACGCTAAAACAACGCCTATTGATAAATATGGGACTTTGAGCAAGGACTGTAGTCGGCAATCCTTGGTCGCTCAGCACCACATCGCCCGGCTTTACTTCTCCCATCGTAGTCCAGCCGACAGGCGTCGGCAGCGGCGTCTCGATATGAAGATCGTTATAATTGTACATGCGCTGCGGGTCTTTGAGCGCGCGTGTCAGGCCGGCACGATAGAGCTTGTCCTCGATGCGGCGTTCGCGTCCCGGCTCGCGCACGATAGGGACATAGCGGCCTTTCAGATCAGTGCGCTGTTCAATGATCTCCGGGCCGGCGATCTTGTACCACTCCAGCTGCCGGTTGCGGACCTTGCGGCTTTTGAAGTCGCCGCGCTGACGACCTTCCTCGTAGTCGGTTAACAGCTCGCGCCAGACCGTTCCGGCCGGAACCTCGCTGCGCAATCCGGTCCACTGTGCCCCGTTTTCGTCCTCGATGTAGAGCAGCTCATCTTCTTTGATATTGATGCGGTAGTACTCGGCGATGCGAACGCCGTCCCTGCGTACCCAGTCGTCTTTATCCGACAATCCCGGCGAGGACGGAGGCGGCAATGTCACCCGTGGGTACAACCGCTCGAACTCCTTGCGGTTATACTCTTCAAAGACAAACGCCCACATCGCATCATTGCCGTCGACCTGCTTGATGTCGCAATCCATGTAGACATGCAGCGGATCGAGCGGCCGGATCAGCAATTCCTGATCAAACGAGCGGTCATCGATGAAATCGTGCGTTACCAGCCAGTAACCGATGCCGCCTTCGAGTTGCGCCTCTTTGGCCTGGCCTATCACCGCTTGGCCATTGCTCACATACATGATGTGGCGGACTATGCCTTCCCACACCTGCGCAGCCTCGAACGATACCTTGCCGCCTACCGGCTTGATACGCGGCTCTGGCGGGTTCTGCTTGGCCTCGTTAACGAGCTTGTTGAGGATCGTCCGCGTCTTGTTGACCGTCAGGGACGGCCGGTCATTGATGTCGCGGTCGTCCAGAACACTATCAGGCCATTGCCAATTGTTGTCGCTGTCGCCGTTGGCAAACTTGACATCTTCGATGAACAGCCGCCGGAATTCGCCTTCCCATTCCTGCGCCCGCTGGAACCGTTCCTTGGCCTCATAGAGTATCTGCTCGTCTGGCGTGCGGCCTACCTTGTCGCGATCGACCTCACGCCAGCCGCTCGGGTGGATGCGCGGGACGGCAGCGTCGGCCACGCTCGTTTATCCAAGCTCACAGAAGCAATACCAGCGTAGACCTTGGCCAAGGTCCATTTTACCATGACAAACCCTGACGATCCTCTTGCCCTTATGCGCAGCATAACCGACAAGATTGTCGATAACCGCCCTTCTCGTGTCCTTTGACATTGCATCAATTTCAATGTGTATCACGTTCACATCGCTGCCTGCATCTACCCATTCTGCTTTATGAGTTGTGCTCGGGGTTCTCTTCAACAACTTCAACAAATCTTTTGTCGCGGCTTTGATATAGGAAAAATGACTATTCAGTTGCGCCAAATACGCTGGCGTGAAGCCGCCAAAATCTTCACTCTTGGGGAACTGTACAATCTGCATCACATTTCTCCTTCATGCCCGCATCCAGCCTAGGCCGTCATTGCGCGGTGGCATGACCCGCGGCTGATGCGGTTGCGGCCGCGGCTGGTTGCTGTCGGCTTTCAGTCCCATGACGTAACAGCGCAGACTATCGGCCGGATGGCTGGCCCAGTCATGCAGCGGCTTCTGTGAGACTTCCTTGGCATTGTCGGGATCGACCTCATAGCGATAGTGAGCGAGCCCAGTGAGACCATCAGCGCAGTTCTTCTCGTGAAAATACATGCGTGAGAACATGGCCCGCACCGCATTAATGTCGTTAACAATACTTTCGGTGCGCGGCACGACCTGCACCCGGCTTTCGCCCGGATAGGCGTCTTTGGTCTGCCGAGCGATGGAATTGCGGGCAGCGAGATGCTTTGAGGAAGCATCGTGCGGCAGGTAGATGGTGCCTATCTGATAACGGCGCTTGCGCTTTTCTATCGGGTCTTCACCAATACCGGTAAGCATGGTGTCAAGGTAATGCGCCCAGTCGAAGCCAAAGTTACCGTAGTAGTCCACAAATCGGTGTTCGGTCCCGACTTGCTGAGAGAACCAAAGGGATGTCGTGTCAGCACGTCCAAGGTCAACCGAGACATTGACGGGCTTTGATCTATCGACAGCAATGCTTGGGCTGATACGACCTTCCTTTGCGGCAAGCTCGATCTCCTTTGCGTAGATGGCGCCCTGCAATGTCCGCCGTGTCTTGCCTTCCCAGACTGTGAGGTAGCTGTCGTGGTCGCGTTTTTTCAGGTCTTCCTTCTGCTTGCGCAGGACCTCGGGAAACCATGGATTATCGCGCCAGTTGATCTCTACGACCTTGGTGCCTTCCGGCGGCTCGAGCACCCAATAACGATAACTGTAGTCGGTAGCGAGTTCGGGGTTGAACTCTATCCAGACTTCGGAACCCTGCTCGAACGGCCCGTGCGGCGGATCGCGGCGTATGGTGGGCAGTAGCACCTGCCAACTATGCTCGCTGACGAACGTCGCCTCGAACACCGCGCAGATGTCGATCGACTCCATCGACTTGATGGCGGCGATGTTGTTGCGCACGCCGGCAAAGACAAACTCGGTGCCATTCTTGCCGATGATCTTGTGAGCCTGAACGTCATAGAACTCGTCCAGGTTCATCGCCCTGATCTGCTCATCCAGCGTGCGATGCACGCTTTCGCTGATTGACCGCTGGAATTCACGAGCGCAGAGGATGAACAGCTTGCGACGGCGACCTAAGATCAGTAGCGCGCGGCAGAAGTCCCAGGTTTTGGAGCCGCCGCGGCCTCCGTAGAACACCTTGTAAGGTGCCGGCTCGAACAGAATGCCGGCCTTGGCAGGGAATTCCGGCTTAACCAACATCTAAACACCTCAAAATCCCCAATAAGCATGTTGATTTAAGTTCATTGACGATTGTTGCCCGGATGAAAATGCAACTCCCCACAAGCCACCTTCAGTAAATTCAAATACCCCTGGATTAGCGGAATTCATAGCAAACGCTGAAGCCGCGACATTTTGTGTGCCTGCTGAAATCCCCGCCCCAGAACCGTCCAAAAAATATTGGGAGGACGGATTATTAAGGATGCACTGAAAAGAATGAAATGCTCCCTCTGCAGCGCCAGAAATAGACGGAACCAAACCAGCATAACACAGCATGTTGGTGGCACCAGTATCGAAGCCAACCTGCTGTAACCCACTGGATGGGGAAAATACAGAAGTGCGAACTGTGCCGGATGTCCGCTTTGCTACAATAGACCAGGTGTCAGGTTGACTATAAGCAGCGCCAACTGATGCCAGAGTCTGCACTGCGGAAAACAAGGCGCAAGGCAACGAGGCGATACAATTTATGACTAGAGTCGGCCTACTGGCTATTGTCGCTTGTGTAAGATCACAGGCTCCAGCGCAACTATTAGCTCCGCTCTGATCGAAAAACGTCTTGATGGTGCAGATCGAGCCGCCGTTGTTGCAAGTCAGGCTTGGCGTTCCCGCCAAATTAAAATTCCCTTTAGAATCCGAATTTACGTTAGCGCAAGTAGCGTCGGCTGGCGTGCAGACAAGGGCAATCTTGCCGGCAGAAGCTGCATAGGCGAGGTTATAGGCCCGCAGGCCCCACCATGCCGTCGCACTTACAACGATATCGCCTGCTCCGACAAATTTGCTTTTGCCGGCAAGCAATACCCGCTTGCCGCCGATCAAATTAGCGTCAGCTGGGGTCAGAAAAAGTGCCGCCAACAATCCAGCAAAAAAGAGTATTCTCATCAGTCAAGCGGTCCCGACATCATGATCCATGGCGACGTGCTTTCGTCGGCTGTATCCGTGCTAACCGTGATTACACAAGCGTAAAGATTGACGCTTGCCGCTAAATCCTGGTTCTTAAAATCAAACGTCTGACCTGTAAGAGAAGCATAGGTTTTAGAGTCTCCGGTAGTCACCGCCGGAGCGGCAGGCGTCAACGCGAAAGGCGGTGTGATCAGATATAGATCGTCCGTTGCATTACCCGCATATGCCGTATTGTCCGTACATGTCGTGCTTGCTGGCTTACGCTGCCAAATACGCACAACAATCTGTCCCGTCGAACCGCCAGGAGACACCCACGCGACCTGGGTAATAATCCCGGCTCCTCCAGAGATACGTGCGATCGGAACCGATATTAGTCCGCCAAGAGACTGCCCAGCCGAATGGGATGAACTATTAACAGCCGCTGTAACCGCTACTGCGCCGCTATCTGGCGTCGTTACAGACTGCTGAGCATGAGCATGACGGTGATGCCCGCTGGCCAAAGCCGCAACAAGACATGACCAGAACAGAAAACGGCGCATCGTTAACCTCATTGGATATAGGATGAACTCACGCTACTACATAGTTTTGCGTAGTCACCGTCTGCCCATCAGTCGTGAAAATTCGCTGCTTCCCAATTGGAGGATCGACAGCGCCGGAATTTGTGACTGAGAGAATGTTTTCCAGCTCAATAACAAGCGCTTGCGGATTGTTAGGAATGTACCACCAATTAGTCGGTTGTCTGATCAGCCAATCATTGGGCGCCATTTCCATGTTTGGCTCACATGATCGCATGGTGAGGCGCGTCCAACCCTTTGGAAGTATTTGTCCATTAAAGAAACATCCACCAATATCGACCATCCCACCATTGCCAGTATAAAATAACCCGCGAACTGATGAGGTTTGATGACATCCCATGACCGATATTGCCTGAGTGCCAAGGTTATTGATGAAATTGGAGCTTTCTGTTCTACAGCCCATCACTACCATAGTGTTACCGCTGGCGCCGTCTATCTGAATATCCCAACCATTATCCTGAAACCCGACACCATTGATCACGTTGACTGATCCGGTATTAACGTTCACGCCTATGCCGCAATTCTGAAAATTACCACCGACAATAGTTTGCTGCAGAGCATTGAAGCCGACGACTTGCAGCCCACGAGATGATAAATTTCCGAAGAAACAATTAAGGATCAGGTTTTCAGACCCCATGAACCCGCTCTCGGCAATCATCAATCCAACGCCAGCGTCACTGAAATACATGTTCTCGAAAGTATTTGATTGCAGCGCCGTCCCCGTGCCCTTGAAATCTAGATTGAAAAGAATACTGGTTCCGTTGCTACCATCGAGCTGCATGTCGCCGAAGCGCATGTACTGACAGCCGTCCGTTGTGATCACTGGCCCGCCATCCGCGTTCTGGATTTGCGTAGAAAAACGCCCTGAACCATGAACACAGCCACCAAACCAATTCTTGCCGGTCAAGCCATTGCCGCGGACAATGAACTTACCCGGCGGAATGACAACTCGACGCTGCGCCATCTGAGTAATCGTTCCCGTTCCTGTGCCGAACGCGGCATTAAGGGCAGCTTGCAGGGTCGCAGTATCGTCTGTCAGCCCGTCACCCTTGGCACCATAATCGTCGCGCACGTTGATAAAAGTATTGCCAAGCCTATTCATCAAAGCGGTTGCTGCCGTTCTGCCCTGAGCGGCGAATTGCGAGGTCTGGTCAAAAGTCATTTTTCTATTCCTCATCGTATTCGCCAATTCATATTATCACTCAATTTGTGCTCATCAATATCCAGCGCGTGTCGGTATCGTCGTAGATCAGCGTGGCGAACGATTTGCCCGCGCGAAGCACTACGTTAGCGCCGGTCAGCGTCGTAATACGATTGGCCGCCGTCGAACTCGCATCCTCATTGACAATGGTCATTTGCTGCGATGTGCTATTGTATAAGCGCAGCTCGGCACCGCCCGGGGTTCCCGTAACATTCCCGATCTGGAATGCGGGATGAACCACGCCGCCAACACTAAAGCCCGCACTCGGGCCGATTATCCTGACGTTCTGACTAGCCGGCGTGGTGATGTTCGAATTCAGGCCGTTTGCGAGCGTGAGGGCGACAACGCCCACCGCATCAAAGCCAGTTGCGATAGCGGAAGCCGCGCCCGAAGCTGCGCCAAGATAAAGTCCACTGGCATTAAAAAATACCGGGGTGCTGCCAGAAAAGAAAGTAAGGTCGGTTCCTCCTTGATTGCTTAAGTCAACAGTACCCTCATTAAACCAAACTTTGGTCGTCGCGGTCATTGTCCCTGAGAACAAAACGGGACCGCCGGCAATGATTACTAGACCGCCATTCATATGAACGAAACCCGCCGCGGCGCGCGGCGGCAACGTGCCGATGCAGGTAAAAGTTAGCGCGTTCGACCCTCCGGAAACTCCGTCACCAAGCGCAATAAGTCCCCCTGGATCGACCCTAAAGCCAAAGTCCCAAAGGCCCCCGTTTAGCGTAATATTATCTGATAGATGCCACTCGCCGCCAGTTCCCACTACAATGAATTCACCTGAATTCGCTAATATCGCGGGATCGCCTAGAATTGCAAAATTGCTGCCGCTTCCGTCGCCGATCTGGCAACGGGCGCCATCGATCGCAGAAAGTGCGGCGCCATCAGGCTGCGTCCGGCAGTCCGCCGTGAAATTCTTGATCCCAAAGCCGATGGTCGAAAAGCCGGAGAAAGTAACAAGCCCACCAAAGAATGTTTGATTGGTTTGCACAAACGCATTAGTGGGATTTTGGCCATCGATAATAAGATACGAAATCTTGAATCCGGAAGCCAAAGCGTCGGGACTAAGAACCGTACTAAAAAAGTTGGTTCCTACTATGTTACAAGCACCATAAATCCCCGGAGACTTGAGAACGATAGTAACATCGTTGCCATTAAAGTCGCGCTCAATAAGGCTTTCAATCGCAGTTTGAATTAGGGAAAATGGCTTGGCCGAGGTGCCGTCTGCAGTAGCATCATTCCCAATTCCAGTAATGGTGAAGGTAAAGCCCGCACCCGCACCGCCGAGGTTGGCATTTGAAGCGGAGAGTACATCGCCAACGATGTAGCCCGAAGGAAACGGGATACCCACTACTGGGGTTATTGCAGTTTTAAGATCGGTGCCATTAGGCTGAACTAGGGTAACCACGCCACCGACAACAGTAATTCGCGCCGTGGCGTTGATGCCGCTACCGCCAGTCAGTGGGACATTTTCATAAACTGCACTAACATATCCCGCCCCGCCAACTATCGTGCCGTCAAACACCGTAACAAAAATGCTGATCGCACCAGCACCAACGAGTGGCGTATGCTCACCGAGAATACCAGCATTGTCAAAAAGGGAACTTTTATTAGCACCTCCGGCAATAGGAGTCACGCCGATTGACAAACCAGTTGAGCCACCCCCGCCACTCGCCCCAAAGATTGAACTCATTTTTGTTCGTACTGAAGAGCGCCGGATACCTGCACGCCGCTGCTCAAGTTAATGATGAACGAGGTCCCCAACGCCGTTGTCACCCACGGCTTGGTATCAAAGTCGAGTACCATCCCCATATTGGCAACAAACGGCATTGCGCCCGTAAGCAGATTACCGGCACCGTCCTTGAAAGTGACATTGACCGCTGCCGCCGTGATGAAAAAGATTTTGAAAATGCGGATGACTTGCCCGGCAACTCCCGCAACGATCACATTGTTACCGTTTCCAGAAATGTTGATCGCCGCCGGGACAAGATGATCGTCGTCCTGGTTAAGCGCAACATTAAGCCTAGGCACCAGCAAACTCGCGCGCAGCTTTCTTCATCGCATCGAGCCTAGCAGCCGCCGCCTGCGCCTGCTTGAGCAGGTCGTCACGTTTGGCAGTGATATTGTCGAGTTGCTTTTGCATGCCATCAACCGCAACCTGCGCTTCAGTAATTCGCCTGTCGTACTCCGACCGCGCAACCCTGATGATCCTATCCGCTTCTGCCTGTGCCGCAGCCACCACCCGCTGGTGTTCTGCTGTGGCCTGCGCTTTGATATCTCTTATCTGCTTTTGTGCAGCCGCTGTCTGCGCTTGCGCCGCTTGGAGCTTGGCTGTCTCTTTCTCCAGAGACGCAACCATATCGTCCCGTTCTTTTGTCAGCGCCGCCAGATGCGCCTGCGTGGCCTGCACTGAGGTAGCATTTGCTTTCTGCCGGCCTTCCTCACGCGCAATCTCGTCCATCAGCGCCTTGACGGCATTGGCAAGCGGATTGTCAGCCATCGGACGCCCTCCTCGCTCACTATATTGGGAAAACACCAATCCCTTGAACAATGAACTGGTACTGAGTCACCGATCTCAACAGATTATTTTGCAGCACGGTGATCACCCCCAAATCCGACCTGGACGCCGCCAAAGCCAATTTGGGATGATTAAGAAGAGAAAGTACTACCGGCGGCGGCTGGGTAATAAAAATTCCCCACCGGGTATCAGCTTGCCCGGTAACGAGATCATAGACAACGATATCCGGATTACAGCCAACGCTATTGGTGCCGTATGTATAGAATTGCTGCACTACCGGATCAAGGATTGCCTGAAGCTGAGAGGAAAAGAGCAGCAAATATGAAACAGGGCCATGAGTCTGGACAACCGTTGCTGCTGTTTCAATATCAGCAGCTGATGCTGTCTCAACATCCGACGCTGCAAACTTGGCAAGAGCAGACGGAAGATCGAGTGCTGTCGCTACTTCAATATCACTAGCAACAAACAGTCCTTTTGCCGACTCGGTATCGACCGCTGTCGCCAGCTCGGTTCTAGCCCCGGCAAATAACCCCTTTGCCGACTCGATATCGACCGCTGTTGCTGCTTCGGTATCACTGGCTGCCAGCAAGGCTTTCGCCGATTCAATATCAGCGGCACTTGCCGCCTCGATATCGCTAGCGAGAAACAAGCCCTTGGCGGTAATGACTTCCTGGGCGGTTAACGCCTCATTGGCAGTGCCAAAATAATGAACCGGTCCAGGAGCAGGAGGAACGACAAGGGCTGCCGCGACAGCCGCGGCCGGTCCAGACTTCAGCAATAAGTTGAGCGACCCGACAACTACCGGCTTGAACAGCAGCAGAAGCGACAACTACATTTCCCACCACGCCAATTGTAGATCAGAAACCGCATTGCCCGCAGTAGCGTTTGAAGCGGACCACATCGAGAACAGGAAAATCTGCCCAGGTCCGATCACAACGGGCGGATGCGGCTCGATCGCCTTGGTAATGGTGGCCGGCGGTATCACCACGTAAGGATAGTCGGCTGCGCCAAACGTAATTCTGAATTCATCGTTGACCACGACAATGGTATTGCGCAACGCGCCGTTGCCGACAATCGACCGAGCGTTGGGCGACTGAGCCGACACCGCAGGAGGAACGCCGGCGGCCGTCGATTGCGGGAATAAAGCCTGCCCGACCGGCTGTGCACCGGAGTCCATGTTGACGTTCACCGCAGGAGCTTTGTAGGCAGTCCCAGTGGTAGCCGTACCCAGCGCCGATAGCGTAGGGACACGGTTGCTATCAAGCACAGTATTGTAAAGCAAGTTAGTTCCCGAAGTGCCAGCCACTGAAACGATGAACTTGATAAAGTCCAGATAACATCGCTTGGCGTTCGGGTTTGTCGGCGCGTCCGTGTTCTGCAAGGCAAGGAAGTAAGTGATTGCCGAGTACGATGCACTGATGCCCGCCTGCAGCGCGGTTGCACCATTCAGCATGCCTGCGATGAAATAGCTGCCTTGATCTGCCAACACATGCTTGGTCGGAACCAGCGACTGCACATATTGACCGCTGTAACGATCTGCTCGCGGCGGCCCCGGAGGAGAAACGCCATCAGGATAAGCCTGCGGGAGAGCGCGCCCGACGAGGACGGATGGCTGCACGATTGTGCCAGGCATTGTCTTGTTCTCCTGCTAGGAAAGAAGTGCCGGCGATGAAAGCGGGAGGCCGCCTTGTACGGTCACCAGATTCTGCAATTCTGCCAGGATGGCCGAGAGCAATCTATTGAGCTCAACGAAGTCGGGACTGCCCGGTGATACTCGCACGGTGTCCGCATATTCGGCCCCGGTTGGAGCTATATTCAACACTGCCGTGAATCCGAGCGGGTTGGTGGGATCGCCAGTAACCATCACCTGACGCACGACGTTCTGCTGCAGAAGAAAACTGAACAGCTGCAATACATCGACGTTCGCCGAAGTCGCGCCGGATGCAATGGAAACGACCTGCTCAGCCATATCACATGCTCACCGAATAGCTGACGCTGAGCTGATCACCGGATTGCACTGTTTTGCTGCCGCCGCTGAACACGCCAGCCGACCAAAGCGTTCCAGCAGTGCTGTCAATGGTATTTACCGCTCCCGACCCATAGACGATGAAACATCCCTGCACCGTACCACTGCCGGTGAATGTGAACAGAAGAGCCGCCGATAAGGCAATCGATCCAGCCGATGCCGCCGCCCAAACACAAGTATCACGGTTTCCTGAATAGGTTGGTGCATTGGCATTGCCGGCCTCAAGCCACCCGGCATGAGAACTCATCGTGTCCGCGGCTGCTACGGCGGTAAAGCTCGTGCCCGAGATCAACCCCATGAACGGGCCGGTAACCGTATAGGCCGAACCATTGAGAAATGTAGTGAAGGCCAGATTTTTACCGACTGTCGCGACTACATTGTCAATGACATCATGCCACTTCAACCTGCCATCGGCACCATGACAATGTACTTCAAAGCGGCCATGCGCCCTAAGTCGGTCTCCCGATTCGGTCATGGACGGTTGCTGTTGTCGTTCATATTCTTGCCCCCGATGCTCGCAGCCTGCACCATTGCTGACTAGCAATCATTGCTTGTTTCCAGTCATGGCTCCCAACCCCACAGAAAAAATAATCATAATAAGTTTCCTGCCGGACATCCTCCCAGAACCAAAGCGGCGTCATCACCATCTCCCCGGCCGCATAGGCTTCCCCGGCTGCCCCTTGGTGACCATCCCCGCATCTGGCTGCTGACGGCCGGGGCCGGGCTGCCCAACACGCACAGCACGTCCGGACCGCTCATAGGAGCCATTGCCCCATGAGTGTTCGGGCGGCCCCGGAGACAGCTTGCTGCGCGTCTCCGGCATGTATTGATAGCGTTCCATGAAATACGAGCTACGGTCCGATTCCTCGGGACTGTAGCTCGATTCCTTCTTGCGCACCGGCAACGGCACGGAGTTGAGAGGCACCGGAGCGGCCGGTTGTGACTTCCTGGTGGCCATTGGTCAATCTCCTTGCCTGCCGCCGACGTGCCCTGGTATTTTTGCTATTTCTTCGATGATTTGTCTGATACGCCGCAAATGTTCGGCCTCATCACACAAAAATCCGCGCCCAGCACAATCATCACAGATAAACATGGCATAACCCCAATGCCCTGTAGACTTATATCCCAAACCTAGTCCACGGCATTTTTTGCATTCTTGATACATGTGATGCGCGCAATCTCTCACTGGTAGACGATTAGCGCATTACGAAAACCGAGATGCCAGCAAAAATAGCAATTATCACCGTATCGCGCATCACTCCGATAAAGACGGTGACATTTACTGCATTGTAGTTTCTTTTTCATATTATCCTCGCCGCGATTTCCAATGGCCAAAGCAATATGCGCCATAAAATACCGTCGCGCTCAGGCTCGTATAACCAGATGGCCACGCCAATGCCGACCGCAATGTAGAACCCAAAGATTATAGTTGTAGTCATCATCTCAATTCCGAGGCAGCTTGCTACTCCTGACCTTGCGCCGACGTGCTCGCGCACGCTTGCTCATCTTTTTGCTTGCCGCATAAGCCGACCAATACTCCGGTGGCCTATGCTTCCGTGGATGCACATGCCTCCACACCCGCAAAATCTCTGGTTCAGCCATTGGTCATTCCTCCGGCGGGACGAAGAGCTTAGCGGGCTTCTTCTCGCCGCGCGCGACCGCGATGGCCTCCTTCAGACCTTCCGCAATCTTGTTATATGCTTTGCTGCTCATCCAACGAACTCAGCATGCCGCTGCGCTTCGGCTTCCGCCTCATTCTTGGGCTCGGCCGGCAGTTGCAGCACGGTCGCGGTCTGGCCCTCGCACAGGCGGGTAAGCAGGATAACCTCGCCGTCCGGCAGTTCAAGCGCATCGTGGTGAGCGTGCATGATGTGCTTGTCGACCTGGGTGAAGCGCGCCACTTTCGACGCACGCTCATTGACATGACCGAGAAAATACGAAAACTGGCGAGTGGCGATCCTGTACTCAAACGCCAACTCAGTGCCGGGCATCACGCATACGGCGACCTTGGTTTCGTCGCGTAGGGTATCCGCCGACATGAAGCCGTTCGTACCGGTGTTGAAGTTCGTAGTAACGAGTTTGTCGCCCACCTTTGCCGGGCGAGAGGCGATATGCTGGAGGCTGAAGTCGCACATCGGTTTTTCTCCTATTGGTGTTTTTACCGTATTGCCCTTGCAATTGCTGTCATCAAAGCCGGAAACACCTTCCACCATTTACGGATAGCCTTCGCGTTCCAGATCAAGATGTAGACCGCATCAATGTCTTTGTCGTATTCGACATTGAATGCTTTCATTTTGCTACCCGTGTTTGATTGTGCGGGCCTTCCACCCGCCGGGTGCCACGCGCAACATGTCGGGAGACAGTCATCCCGTTAGGGGTTGCTTGCCAGCACTCTGTGCTTTAGGTGCAGGACTACCAAACCTTCGACCCGCCAAGCTTCACACGGCCCCCATCCGGCCCGCCCTTTGAGTAGCCGGCATTGCTACCGCGCTGGAACGACGGGACTTGCCGCCCCTTGCCTTGCGCATGGGCACCCATGTTGCCGCGGCTCTCAATAGCCGAAACCTGCCGCCCGTTCTCCACGCCATACGACTGCATAGTCCAGTCGCGCAGCGGGGTAGTGCCGTTACCGTTCTTTGCCATTTGAGTTTCCTTTGGTTGGAGAGGAAGCGCCAGAGGCTACCCGAGCCATGAGTCTACATATGGTCGTGTCAGGAGCCTCTGGCTAAGGCCGGGAGGAGCGGCCTATTCGCTTATGGTTCCGCACTAGCCACGATAATACCGGTAGCGGACGCCGTACCCAACGTCATCAGCTGGTTTGCCGTACCCGCTGCTGGCACCGTGCCAGCCGTACAGTTGATCAACGCCCCTACCGTCGACGGCACCGTCGCCAGCGATGCGGAAGCCGAAAGCGTCGTACAGGCACCCAGCGTTGTGTACGCCGTTGTCGTGAACAGCTGGAACCCGGTCGTGAACTTCATCACGGGCGCCAGCCGCATCGGCACCGGGAACACGTAGTAGCAGTTGGCAACCGTGACCGACACGTCGGCACAGCTAGCAACGGTCGAGACCAGCGTCTGGCTTTCAAAGTTGTATATCCAGTAGTAATACGCCAGAGCCGCCTCAACCTGTGCCGGACGGCGTTCGAAAGCCGATGGCGAGATCACACCGGCAGGCTGGTTAGGCGTTACCGTCGACGGCTTGGCCTCAAGCTGCATGCCATTGACTTCGATCCAGTCGGTCGTGATGGCCGTGGTAGCCGCAGGAGCAAAGCAGATCGATACGCTCACCCCCGTCACCGGAGTTGTGGTGCCGGGGGCATTGACCGGGATCGGCGCATAGACCGAGTAACGGGTCCATGTTGTCGAGCCTTGAATGGTTGCCACACCTGCCGCCACCGTGCCGGTGGTGCCGGGCGAGAAGCCGGCAATGGCCCTGGTGAAGTTGGTTGGTCCGGCCGAGATGAGCCCGACATCACCAAGCGCAGCCAGCGAGCCGTTGCCGCCAGCGAAGCCGAGTGTGGCCTGCGTGGCCGCAGTATCGGCCGCCGTGTAGTAGTCGACATTGACGGTGAAGTTGCCGGCAGTCGCCGACATGCCCGCACCCTCAGATAGCCAGAACGAGAACACCGCGTTGTTACCGATGAGCGGCGCCGCCGCGGCCTGGTCGAGCGTCTGGCCGACACACATGATGCCTGCCGCACCGCTTGTGGTCCGGGCAAGTCTCAGTGCCTTGGTGTTGTTAAAGCCCGGAATGACGGCGGTTGCTGCCGTGCTGTCCATCGTCACGGTAACACCGGCCGCCGGGGCAATGACCCACCACCGATCCGCCGTGATGACAGCCGCAGTCGGTGACAGGGTAGCAAGCGACGCGATACCCTTGGTCGTGGACAAACGCTGCGCCGGATTGGTGGTCATATCGCCACCGATCAGGCGGTTGGTCATCGAGCCGTTCAAGGTGGTGGTTGTGAGCAGCGCGGACGGGATCAGCACCGTCTGCGGTGCCGCACCGCCAGCAAGCCCTGTATCGGCTGGGATCAGTTCCGATCCCGTGAGCCCCACGGGGCCAGCAGGCGCTGTGCTATTGCACTGTGTCGGCGACTGCGTCACGCCGGGCGTGGTTGGAGTTTGCTGGAAAGAGCTAAACCCAGTGCAGTAGGCTGAGCCACCAACAATCGGCAGGCCGGGGAACAAGCCGGCCGCATAGGCGAGGGGGATGCCGATCACAGCAATAGATGCGCCGACAGCCGCCAGTAGACGGACTCGAATAGTCATGTCAGGTCTCCAGGTTTGGCCGACGCATCAGGAGCGACGGCAGGAACAGGTTCACTCACAACAGGAACAGGGTCGTCCGGATTAGGCGCCGGCACGTCTAGCAAGTCAGAACGCACGTAAGGCATGTCATGCGCCTTGCGCACGCCCTCAAGAGCGGTGATGAGGTCTTGTGGCAGTTGTCCGCGGTGTATCTCCCACTTATCGAGCAGCTGCTTGACCCGCTTATCGAGCAGCTCAGGCCGCGTTAGCTCGTTGTCTCGCTTAGTCATGCTGGTCTCCATGTTGGGACGGCAAGCCTTGCGCCGGTTGGAGGTGAATAAAACTCTGAGAACTGTTCATCTATTTGCTTCAGAAAATTGTTGCTATTAACAAACAACCTGATTGCCTCTCTGGTGATCATGTTGAGTGTCAGCACATTACGACTAGGCAGCCAAATAGATGGCACACGGATAGGCATGATGTTTTCAACGGCAACGATGGCCGGAGCAGCAAACAAACCAGCAATAACAGAGCGACGAGAAATCACGATACGGCCGTTTGGTTCGCGGCTTTCAGTTCTCTCAAATGTCGGATACGCACACCCGCAACAGTTACATGCCAATCCAGTGCCGACCTGTGATGCGGAGGAATCCAACCATCCTGCTCATCGGCATATCGCATTACAGCGTCGTATTCCTCATCGCCGAGGTAACATTCCCTGACTGGATAAGGAGTTATTGTGCGATGCGCATGCCGCACTGAATTCATAATTGTTGCGATAATGTTAGACATCACTTGAAGCAGCCTCTCGGTTCGCGGCTTCCATACAGTCCACACGCTCACACGGCTGCGTCACCATGCGGTCGCAGCCGAAGCAATAGCGGCTGTCGATAGGCATATCAGGGGTAATCTTGAACCCTTGCCCTCTCTCCGCCCTCAGCGCGGATAGTTTTTGCTCAGCTACTTTATGGGCTTGCACATTACGCGCTTCAACGTCTTCCGGGTCGACTGCGGCTCCGCATGTTAAGCAGGTGCGCCGGGGCAGATCGCCGCGCTGCTCTGCCCGCTCACGAACTCTCTTGATGGCTTGTTCCCGGTCGGCTGCGGCCTGCATCTCTAGATCGGTCGGCTGCGCTCGACGCTCAACCCATATCCCCGTCATGTCGATTGCTGTGCCTGGACCGTCCCAAAACCGATGCTCATGTCCGGCCTCAAGCAGCTTACGCTCAATCTCATCGTAGACTGACTGGCTCAGTTCGAGCTTTGCGAGGGTGGGAAGGCTAGCTTTTCTTGACATACTCGAATACACCTATCTTTTCCACAAGTGCACGAACTTTGATGCCATCTGCAGCAAGATTGTATTCAAATCCCCAATCAAAAAGGACCTTCCTGATAGTTTCAATCTCATCCTCGGTAAAGGTTATCTTACTCAGGTCGGTTTCTTCTCCCATAACTTCACCTGCACCATTCGGGCTATCTGCCGGCACCTGCCATAGTGAAGCCTCAACTAATTCTGCAAGGACCTGACCGCCACGCAATGCTGCCCACATCTGCCTTTCACGCCTTGGAATACCCGCACTTAATTTTTTAATATCCCCCAACTCATTAAAGTATCCTTCAACTGGACAAGGTACACGGCGCATAGCCTTCCAGCTAGCCTTTCTAGCTCGCTGCTGTGCCCTCGACGCTGAAACCCCTAGCCTCTCCCCAATAAATCGGTACGTTGCACCAGCCTGAACCATACGAAGAACCAAGCGATCCATTTCGTTTGCTACTTGCTTCTGAGCAACTTCCAGAGGCACGCGCCACATCCAATAATTCAAAGCTTCAGCCCGCCGCCACTCTACTAATTTCTTCCGAAGCTGGACTCCCTCACGCTTGAGTGCATCGCCCTCACGTCTCAATTCGTCGATGCTTTTCCCCACAACTCTACCCGCTCCTCTGGTTTATCAACAAAGCCTATCCGCTCTTCCTGCCCGTGGCAGCGCACACGAACAAACCTCTCTGTCTTTGTGTGCAGGCGCATCACGTCGGTAACTGTTTTGTTGCACTTAGCGCAATAGACTATAGGAATGAAGGATATCACTGACTCTCCTTCGCTAGTGCCCGCGCGAGCCTCCTGATAAGACGACGCTCTGGAATACGACGAACGGCCTCACCTATAGTCCGCGCATCCTCGTCGTCGCAGCCGTCAAGCAGCCATTGCTTGACCTTATGGTACTGCATGTGACTGAGCAGGTTCTCATAATCGCTCATCACTTAGCACAATAGACCGCGGGGATGAAGGAGGTCATTTGCTATCGTATTCGATGAAGTATTCTGTATCATATCCGCATTCGTCCAGAAGACCTTTAATATCATATTGATGTGGCGCAAGCCTTTGCCCAGTATAGAAGTCCCAAGTCACATCGTCCCAATTCTTTGCGATGAGAGCCATCTTACCTGATGGCTTATGAACGAGCCACATTCTGTCATTTGCCATTCTCTGCCTGCCACTTGTCGCAAGTGTCGCGAAGACGGATCAACCCCTCGACAAGCGTGCAGCGGCCAATATCATTTCGCTTGTGTTTGTTGTCACGATACATGCAGCAGGTGCCACAACGCTTGCTATTGGTCGCCGGACGATAGTTGACTGAGTCCTTGCTCACCTTGGACATTACCAAATACCTTGTCCCACTCTGCTTCAATGTGTTCGAGCACGTACTTGTGCATCCAACAACCATTAGCAATGCTAACAAGCTCTCTTCCACAAACAGCACATGGTTTGGTTTTCTGAACTACTTTACTCATCATCCCGCCGCTTTAGAGCTGGAATTATGAACCATCCAAGCAATGCACCAATCACGACACTGCCGATAAACCAGTCTATCTCACTCATCATCCCGCCGCTTTGGATGCACGAACGTTACTTCGATCTTGTCGCCCTTACCAGATGAAATAGTCAACGCGGCAGCCTCATCAGCAGATGGCGGTGCACCCCATGCGCGCTCGATGATAAGTTGGCAGGCTTTTATCGATGCAGCTTCCTTGCTCGACTTCATCCAATGCACGAGGCGGTTAAGCGCCTCTGTGGTGTGCTCCTGAGCAAGCAATGCAAACTCGGTACGCCCTTTGGGCCGCCCACCAGGATTGCCGCTAACGCCTTTCTTGAATGTCATTCTTGTTATTCGACTTGTTTTGAAGTGCAGCCTTTTCTAATTTGTTCGCAAGTACACGTAATTTATCAGCCACGCGCAGTAAAATATCCCCATCTTCGTTATCTTCAATAAGTTCATCAACCAATTGCTCTACCGTCGTTTGATAAATTACCTGATTTCCACCATCCGCATATTCCCCTAGACTTAAGCCGAAATAAATCGTGCATGGGTCATCAACTGGAGGTCCACCAAGCCCATCACTATCACCCCACATAACTGGCAAATCGGCAAACACCCCGGAATTGATTGCGGCTTGAACGTCATCGCCTACCCATTTGGCAATTTGCTCAGTATGTGAAACATGCTCAAGCACTGGCATTACCACTCTCCCTTAGGGTATTTATCAGCACCGAATTATATTATTATACGATTATGGCATTTACCCGCGTCGTCAAAATAGAACGCCCGATGGTAGTAGCTCATGGCGAGGATGAGGCTTGGCGTGTGTTCGATGAGAAGCGGCAGCACGAGGAACTGGTGATCCCCGACCGCTGGCTACGCGATGCAATGGGTGCACGGATGCAAGCCTTCTTTGACGCTACATGGTCCGCTGACGATGGGTGGCTGTTCAAGCGGCGACTGAAACAGTGGTATCACTGGCAGTAGGCTTCATTGCATTGCATAAGCCGAATTAAGCGGCGCGATCAGGATCATAGCCGATGGGGTTGGGGGTGAACCTTGACAGGCACCCCGCCGGTTCCAGCTAGATCGACTCTATGTCCGCAACGCTAACGGTCATCGGCACACCACGCGAACCAAAGATAGATGTAGATACGATGATCCGCCGCCTACCGTCAAGCCGCAAGATTATACCCCCAATTTGCAGCTTAGTAATATAAACCCGTTGCCCGACCTTGAACGGAATTCCATCCCGCGCTGCAATAATGCTGTCGTTCAGTGCCGATTCGATTTCGCGTATTCTGTCCATTTCGTGCTCATCCAACGTCTCTGGCTTACCGTTGCCATCACGGAGGAACCGCCGTACACCTGGCGCATCCTCGACCAGCTTGCAGTCTGCCGGATGTGGCAGGAACAGATAACCAGGCAGAACCGACCGCCATTGGATGCCACTCCGGACCTGAAATTCCCGCCAGTTTACCCGATACCGTGCCCAATAGGGCTGTAAGCCCCGCAGGCGCATCCAGATGCACGCACGCCGTTCCAGGCCAGTGGACATCAGGATGACATACCAACTCAACCCACAACCTTCTCTGTGGCTTGTAGGGCCTATCTGTTCGGACACCGCTATTGCCCCGTGCATTGTTGCTCCTTTCCCGGTTCTTTCCGCCGCACCTCGTCCGGCATTGTTGGGCAGCGCCAGTCAGGACAACGATTCAGCATTGCCAGCTTGTCCTCGACGATTTCAACGCCGCAACGGGGGCATTTCATTTCGGCGGCTCCGGTAACGGCATCCAGTGGGTCGCATTTTCCGCCCCATAAGAATACCAATAGTCCTCGTCGCATTTGAAAATTTGCCATCCCGGCACAGGATCACGGTCACCGCCAAATTCACAACTGCCAGTCCAATAACCGACAAAAACATTGTCTCCGTCAGTCAACAAAATTCGAGTTCCGTCTCTCGGCGGCCATGTCGTTTCAATGGGTTGCCACTCATTCATCGGGTTTGCCGCTTTAATTCGTGCAAGGCACGTTGGACAATTTGAGGATCGTTGCTGTGCTCGGAAACCCAAAGCAACGCCTCCCGCAGCCGGTTTATCTCCTCGCTGTATTCGGCAACCAGCCGGCCGAGCAATTCTTCGTTGTCATCAGATTGATTCATACCCAGCCCCGCCGGTGGAGTGATGCCGCGAGGTGAGGCGAGGCCATCGACTTCGTTTCTTTCTCGCCCACCCCTTGCGGCAGTCCGGCCCTTATCTCTGAGTCAGAGTTAGTAGAAGAGTTATCTTTCTTATTAAGGTAAGGGCCACGTCTTGCTTGTTCGTCCTGCTCAAGCACCTGCTGCGCCATCTGCTGCACCAGGGCCTGATTACTCTTATTTACTAATGCCGTATGGACGCCGCCCAGATGGCCAGCTCGTCGCTTTACGACTGAGCGTTCAGCATCGCGTACCATACGCCGGTTGAACAACCGCCCGGTGCGGTCACGGCTGCCGGCGCCCTTTTCCACTATGCTACCGATAAGCTCAGCCACCTCAACTGGAGAGCCGGCATTACAAATGCGGGCGATCTCCTCGTGGGTCAGTGGCCTCCCTTTACTATCGGTCACATAGCCGGTGGGTACGCCGTCAGCCGCTAACGCTAGTAAATCAATCCACAGCCCGCGCTCGGCAAGGGTAAGGCGGCGTACCGCCTGATCGCCCAGCCAGTCGGACCAGTACCATTGTGCTCGCCGCGTGGAGGTCATTGAACGCTCATGATCGCCCGCCCGATGATTTCCGCGATCTGCGGAACGATTGCGTTGCCGAGCGCCCGCAGTCGGTCCACCCGAGCGGGAACCCCATGAGCCACTCGACCCACGTTGGGTTCAGTGAGCCACCAACTTGAGCCGCTAAAGGAACCTCGTTCCTTCTGAATTCGGATGGCGGGGCATTGTCCTTCCACGAACGCTCCCGTGGTGTCGGCCACATCCTTGCTGCCGCAGTCAGCGTGTCGGGCTTCCCCCGATGCCCACCCGTTTGTCCGCTGTCCTCGCTCCGCGGCGTAGGCCACAATCCAGACCCGATCGCGTCTGTGAGGGGCACCAATGGCGGAAGCTGGTATGCAGTGCCATTCCGCATCGTACCCGAGCGCGGCCAGGTCTCCGAGAACTCGGCCAAGCCCCCGTCCAAGCAGAGCTGCGACGTTCTCCACGATGACGTAGCGGGGTCGTACTTCGCCAATAATTCTGGCGTACTCGCTCCATAGTCCTGAGCGAGAGCCTTCAATTCCCGCGCCCTTTCCCGCGACGCTGATGTCCTGACAGGGGAAACCGCCGCAGATGAGATCAATACTGCATCCCGCAGGTTCTCCGTATTTAGCGAGTTGCCCCACGAACCCTTCAGAACTTTGGCCTTCTCCAATAGTTGTTCTTTGTTTCGGCCGGGCATCCCATCCAACGTATTGGGCGTTGGCCAAAACTTCAGCGGTAAGCTCTCGCACGTCTCCGAAAACAGGGACATCTGGCCAGTGCTTTCGGAGTACGGCTTGGCAATATCCGTCGATCTCACAGAAGGCGACGGTTCGCATTCCAGCTCGTTCGAGGCCGAGTGAGAAGCCGCCGATGCCGCTGAAGAGATCAAGGACATTCACGCCGCGCGCCTTTTACGGATGAATTCCGCACACGCCTTCCGCAACTCGCACCGCCCCTTCTCTATCGCCTGCTTGAGCCAGTCGCGCTTGTCTCGCTTGATACGCATGGCTATGCGACCGTTGGCAATTGCATTGTCGAGCTGGAGGCGCAGGAAGTTCATCCGAACAGCGTCTCCTGTTTTGCAGGTTTTAGCTGCTCGATAAACATGTCGGGCTGCTTCAGCGCCTCGCCAATGCGGCGGCAAGCGATGTCAAAGTATTTGGGCTCAATCTCAATGCCGATGAACTTGCGGCCGAGCTTGACGGCGGCAACGCCAGTGGTGCCGGAGCCCATGAAGGGGTCGAGGATGGTGCGACTGTTGGGGACAAAACCGAGACACCAGCGCATAACCTCTATCGGTTTTTGCGTTGGATGTTCGCGCTCAATGTCCCTCTCCATCCGCATGCAGCCGTTCCAAAGAAACCGTATGCGCCGTACAGCTTTCGGCAAATTCGTCCATGCCAGCTCGCAATCCGCAAAATCGTTTGCTGGCCCCATCTTATCCCACACAAGGATGCAGCTAGTCGGCGGCAGATGGAAATAGTTGCCTCCGAAAATGATTTGCTCATCCGTATTATTGAGCAGCCACGTAATCACACTGGGGTCGCATGGTCTGTCGTCCCAATTCGACTGCTCGTACTTATCGGCCGACGCAAGTTTGCCGCGCGATGCAAAGTTTTTGTTACTCTCGCCAATCCCATATGGCGGGTCAGTCACCACCGCATCGACCCTCGGTAGCGACGGCAATATCCCCCGGCAGTCGCCGAGATACAGCGTTACGCCTTCCGCTAGTTGCTCGATGCGGTTCACGCCGCCCGCCTCCCGCCATTTTTGACGTACCGGCGAACTATGCCAGGACCGCGGCCACTGTCATTCCAGTAAGTCCGGTTAACTGACTTCGAAGCCACATAGGCCATGTGGTAGTGTCGGGGACAGTAGGGAAACCCGAGCACGCTATCGGCTCCGCAATACATCATCGGCTCGCCGTCACGGTTATGCGGCCAGCGGCAGTGGTGCACTTGCAGTTCGAGGAGCGTGACCGGATTATTATTGATCTCCTGCTTTAGATCAGTGGCTTCTCTGCCGATGGATGCTGGCGCGAAGCCGTGGCCGGGGGCGCTGGCAACACGGCGATAGCCACCGTTCTTCTCCTTGGCCTTCCACCGCTGCCATGTGCGTTCATGCACGTCTGCTTCTGCCCACGGCTTAGGTTTTGGTTCTGCGTGTTCCCGTGACTTCGGTCCTAACAAGCCAAGCCTGTGTATCTTGCCGATGACTGCATTGCGGGTGATGCCGCCAAGCTCGGCCGCAATCTGGCTCCCCGAACAGCCCTCCGATACAAGCTTGGTCAGAAGCTCGACCCGCGTTTCGGTCCATTTCGGCTGTTCGATTGGTGATGTGCCTATTAGCATTATATGCGCTCCGGGTAAGTGGGTTCTACACAGGGACATTCACATGGCCAGCACAGGATTGCTCGATACTGATCCATGTGCGGATGTGGACGGCACTCCACAGCCATCCAACCGAGTTGCAAATAGGTTTCCAACAATCTCCAAGGAACATAGCGAAAGGTGCGGATCATTCTGCAGCTACCTGTGCAAACATGCCCGCATCGTCCCGTAGCCGCCGCTCGGCCAATGCTCGGCGAGAGATTTCTCCAATCCCATCTGGCCAGAAACACCATAATCGCGGAGTCCCCAATAAGGAGGCGATGTCACAATGCACTGAACCGATTCATCCGGCAGCGTGCGCAGTACCTCGCGGCAATCGCCTTTTAGGATGGCGACGCTCATCTGCGCAGTTCCCACACGACAGCCATCCGACCCGATTGAACCATCCTTCTCTTTCCCCCATCCACCACATAGCCCATCAACTCCAGTTCGCGACGGCGCGGACGCTGCGTATTGGCGGCCATTCTGAGGTCTTCTTGCATTTCCTCGTCGGTCGCATTCCTGGCTTTCAGATATTCGATAATCTCGCGGTGCAGCTTGCCAACGCGATACTTGATATGCGCAGCAGATTCTCGCGATGTATCGCTATGTGTTTGATAGGGCGGTGCACCATTGTATGGCTGCTGCTTCAAGGAGTAGCCAAACAAATCGCGCTGGTTGGGATCACTCATGTAAGCGAGCCCGCGCCCTGAGGGATGGAACAGGACGCGGGCTCTGACGACACCCTACCGGGAGGGTCAAGGGCGTCGTTTGGCAGCCGCCGCGCATAGTCGCGGCTTAGTCGTGGAAGGGGGTGTAGACGGGCAGCGGTGGCCGCCCATTCTTTTGGAGGATCGGCGAGGGTGTGGAGTTGGTGGAGCTGTTCGCCCAACCACGCGAGCTTGTGGAGGCCATGAATAACCGTCGAATGATCACGCCCCCCGTGCATCTGGCCAATGAAGGGGCTGGATCGGCCCGTCAAAATTCTGCATAGCAGCATCGAGACATGGCGAGCATGGCACACCGGAACCTCACGGCTCACTGCTTTCAATTCGCTCGAGCGGAACCCATAAGCATGAGCCGTTGCACGAATTACGCTTTCGACTAGATTCCGACCCACTTCCTGGGAGATTTGAAGCCGCTGGCAACTCCTCATATCATCCAAAATTTGTTCGGAAGTGCGCCCTAGCCAAGGGGTAACGGGGTCCGGTTTGGCCACCGGAATCGGGTCCGGTTTGGCCACCGGAATCGGCAGCGGCTTTGGCGTTTTCAAACAGGGAACGCGCTGCGCAGCGATGATCGCACGTTGAAGCACTGTGGTATTTCCGTTCATTGACTGCCTCACTCGTTGGGTTGCAACTGGACTAGGAGTCGCTGAAAATTTCGTGCATTGTCGCCTCGATGACGCTGAAAGGCGGCGGAAACTCTCCTGACAGCCATCGTG